AACATACTTTAAGAACTGACCATCGGATGGACTTCCTGCGGACACGTTACTTAAATTATCTAAAGTAGCGTTTAGAGCTACTGTTGCTGTTGAACCTTCCGCTGGCGTATGCGAAACCGATATACCGGTACCAGCGCTCAAATCACTCACATAGTTGCCAGTTGTGTCAGTACCTAGATCTATTGTTCCCAACAGGGCAACAGTGCCTGAAGCGTCTGGGAGAACAATTGTTCGATCAGATGTGGGTTCTGTTACCTGGAGTACAGTCTCATTGTCGTCCGCTGTGTTGCCTTCAAACACGAGTGACGCATTGGTTGAAAGTGTGCTGGCAAAAATTGTTCCTGTTGTAGAAATATTTGCTGACACATTTGCTCGGGCATCAGTGATATGCAGGTATTGTGTATGGTCATCATCTCCAAGTCCGGTCATCGTTCCGTGATCCGACACTGGCACAGATGGAATACCGGAACCAGCCGACAGAACAACACGAAGATCGATAACTCCACGGATAGCAGCTTTTACTGTGTTGGTAAATCCGTCGGATACGACGAATATAATCTTGTAGAGTGGTCTAATTTCAAAAATAGGTAGGCCCTCTAAGTCAAGATCTTCCCATGTCCGTTCTTCAATAGTGCTCTGGTTTTCTGCACTGACCTGACCAAGAATCGCAATAACAGGCTCGTTAAGATTGTTTGTGGCAACAATCCACATGGCGCCATACTTATTGTTTTGAACATCGGCAGTTGTCCATGTGCCACCCGAGTAAAGGTTGTACTGTGCGCGAGCTGTACCAGCCTTAAACGGAAATGTAGTAGCTGTATCTTTTACCCATGCTGAGTTCGTCCGATAGAAAACAGGGATTTCAGCCGTTCCCTCAAGTACCTGCTCCCAAGAGTTCGCAGTGGGTGATGCAGCATGGGTGATATCAACCTGCAAATCCTCATCAAAGAATGTTCCACCCGCTAAAGCAATCTGCGCATGTGAATCTGAATCACCATCTCCGTCAGTCACATATCCACTAGCACCGAACCCATTAGCAATTGCAGCACCGCGTGTTCGATGCAGGTATTCGTGAGTTTGCCAGTCAAGAACCACACCATGACGCTCGTCTGCAAAAAACTCTGCCTTGCCTGTGGTGTTATTCCAATAAATATAAGCCGTTGGCGTGTCGTTTGCCCAATCAAAGTAGCTTGTACGATATGAAAGAACACCCGAGCTGCTGTAATAGATATAGTAAAGACCTGTCGTTGAATCAATAGTGACTGTCTCGGAAGACGTCTTCACATATCGCTTTCCCTTACACCAAACGGTGAATGACGACGACACAGGTGAGATTGTGAAAACCCGTGTACCGTCATTGAAGGACATCGTGCTTTCGCTCTTGTCCTCATGACCAATGGGTTCAGCACCAGCCTGTACTGTATTGACCCAATTGGTGCCGTCGTATTGAAGAATCTGACCGTTTGTTGCCGATGTCAGCACAACATCTGTCAGGTCTCCCGCGCCAATAGTCTCGGTGATTGCCGCCCACTCTACGCCGTTTGTGGCAGATGAATTGGCCTTCAGGAAATAACCGTTAGTACCTACTGCAAGTCGATCAACAGTGTCTGCTCCACTGGCTACAACAAGATCACCTTTGGCGTCAACAACTGACTTGAGGATTGCCTGATCCCCAATTTCTGCGTCTACGAAAGCAGTTGTAGCAATTTGTGTAGAACTGTCTCCAACGGAGGCTGTTGGTGCTGTTGGCGTTCCGGTAAGAGCCGTATCGGCAAAATCAATAGAGGAGGTTTCTTTTCCTGTTACTCGACCATAAGAATCAACCGTAACATCAGTGACAAAGGTAGTTGTTGCGGAACCAGATGTATCACTTTGTGAAACAGTCGCTAAAGAGGAGGTTTCTTTTCCGGTTACACGACCATAAGAATCAACCGTAACATCAGTGACAAAGGTAGTTGCTGGGGAACCGGAGGTATCGCTTTGTGAAACAGTCGCTAAATCAATATCATCTGCATTGACCACAATACGGGTTGCGCTGGCAGTGCCGACATTTATTGTGCTTCCGCTTTGCGACATTCCAGCACCGGCGGTAAACGCTGATGTACCGGTGAACTGAGTGAATGCTAAATCGTCTGTATCAAGAACATGTGCCCCATCGGTTCCAGAGCCACTTGATGTCAGGACAAAACCCTGACGAACATTAGTGGAACCAGATGTGACGAAAACCGCTTCACCACTTTTAATTTCGTTTGATGGACTGGCATCAAAATCGTTTGCCCGTGTCAAAATCCAATATGTGTCTACGGCGTTACCCTGTTCCGTTACGACATAAACACCGTTATGGGTTGCGGTTGATTGATCCTTTACTAGAACCCGATCACCAGTAGTGGTGTTCGCTCCGTCAATGAGAAGCCGAGAATAAGCGGTAGCCGTGAGTGTTGCGCCCACACCGCTGGTCCCATTGTCATATGCAGGTGAATTGGGTAGAGTTGTTGCGCTTGCTAACTTAACGGCCTGATGCCAATCAATGCCAGCGATGGCAGTATCAACATATGTTTTAGTGGCGGCATGGTTTGCCTGAGTGGGAGCGTTAGAGACTGTTACATTAGCGAATGTGACAGAGTCAGACGTGCCAACAGCCTGACCGATTGCAACAGACGCATTTGTTCCTTCGCCTGTGCCACCAAAAATCGTAACACCGGTACCTGCGTATATTCCTTGGACATAGTTTCCTGTTGTGTCGGTACCAAGTTCAAGCGAATCAGCAGTGATTGTGGTTGAGATTTCAACATCGCCAGAACCATCAAAAGAAACAGAGCCAGTTACATCACCTGTTAACTCAATTGTTCGACCTGTAGCTAAAGCAGATGCGGTGTCGGCATTTCCTGTTAGGCCGCCGGTTACATCACCTGTAAATGTTGCATCCGTTCCGTCCGTACCAGAATCTAGGACTGTAGTTCCATTGGTTGATTTAACATCACCAATGATGTCGCTGGTTACGCTGTTAAATGTAACATCATCTGTAGTAGCAACAGCCTGACCAATACTAATCGTTGGTGTTGCACTTTCTCCTGAATTATCGGCAAGTGTAACTCCGGTTCCAGCAACCAGACTTTCAACATAGCTACCGGTTGTGTCAGTACCTAGCGAAATTGAATCGGCACTAATAGTTGTGGAAATTTCAACATCGCCAGAACCATTAAAAGAGACTGAACCGGTGACATCGCCTGTGAGTTCAATAGTGCGTGAGGTTTGAAGGGCGCTCGCCGTTGAGGCGTTACCCGTCAAGTCACCTGTTACATCACCAGTAAACGTGGCGTCAGTGCCATCTGTGCCAGAGTCAAGGACTGTAGTTCCATTAGTTGCTTTAACATCACCGATCAAGTTTCCTGTGACATCACCAGTAAAGGTAGCGTCTGTTCCATCGGTTCCCGAGTCTAAAACGGTTGTCCCATCAGTGGACTTGACATCGCCAATCAGATTGCTAGAGACACTATTGAAAGTGACATCGTCGGTTGTCGCAACAGCCTGCCCAATGGCGACTGAGGCGTTAGTGCCTTCGCCAGTGCCTGCAAATATCGTGACACCCGTACCGGCGTAAAGTCCTTCAACATAATCACCAGTAGTATCGGTTCCCAATTCAAGAGAATCAATTCCAATTGTGGTACTGATCTCAATGTTGGCCGAACCGTCAAATGATGCTGAGCCAGTTACATCTCCGGTAAGTTCAATAGTGCGAGAAGTTTCAAGGGCGCTCGCAGTAGAAGCATTTCCGGTTACAGCACCAGTAAAAGTTGCATCTGTTCCGTCTGTGCCAGAGTCAAGGACAGTTGATCCGTCGGTGGACTTGACATCGCCTTTAAGGTTTGTTGTAACTGTATTAAATGTGACATCTGCGCTAGTGCTAACATCTTGCCCAATTAATACGGAGGCATTAGTGCCCTCACCACCATTGTCAAAGATTGTTACGCCCGTTCCAGCAGTCAGCGTAGAGATGTAGTCTCCGACTGTATCCGCACCCAATTCAATGGAGCCACTAATGGCGAAAACACCACTTTCATTAGGAAATGTCAGTGTTCGATCATCGGTCAGTGATTCAAAACCAAAACTAATATCGTATGGGCCACCATTAACGGTTTCATAAACCAAAGGACCAGTAAGTGTGAGTCCGTCAAATGTTGGCGTGTCGCTTGTCGCCACTGGTTGACCAATTGCAACCGAAGCGCCTGCCCCCTCACCAGTGCCATTAAAAACAGTTACGCCAGTTCCAGCAGTAATACTTTCTATGTAATCGCCAACAGAATCAGTACCAAGATTTACAGCATCATTAATCCAGGCGACACCATTCCAGCGAAGAAAATCACCATCTTGAGCCGAAGATATGGTGACATCAGACAAGTCGGCTAGATCTGCAGTGAAGTAGTAATAACCTAGTGATGTCCACGACGTTGATCCGTCGCCCAACTTCATTTTGCCTGTGTCGGTTTCGTAACCCAATTCCCCAACTGCAAGAGTTGGATCTACGGACGTCCAGTTAGACGCCGTGTCACGCCGAAGTTGAATTCGTGTGGCCATCAGCCTGATGCTCCTCCGCCGCTTAATGCGACAATTCCACCATAATTAGACTCTGCGTCGCCGCCGTCAACATTGTGCGGGATCTCATACTCGTTAAACCAATAAGTATTGGTGCCGTCGTACTTTAATATTTGTCCGTCTTGTAACGATGACAGTGTCACATCACTCAAACCGGCAAGACTGGCTGATCCGGTTACGCTAATCCATGTGGTGTCATCAGTATCAAGGATGTAAAGGGTGTCATCGTCCGAGTCAAGCCACAGATCGCCCGCGCTACCTCCGGAAGGTGGATCTGCTTGAATGGTGACGGTCGCAGTACCAGCGCCACCAACTCCTGGAACAAACTTAGTTCCATCAAATTTGAGGATGTCGTCCAGGCTTGCACCAGCCGGGTCAATTTCTACACCATCAACAAATAATGCTGACGCCTTAAAAGTGTCATCTGTTTTAAGAATGTTGGCATTCTCACGGTACAGATTGGTGTCAACCGTAGATGTGTCCCCGGCACCCCAATTGACTTTACCGCCAGCATCAATTTGAAAGCGGGGATTGGTTTCGTCTTTTAGACCAATATCAAACGCAGTGTCAGAAGCAGAGTTAAAAAACCGCGCACGGATTATCGAAAAAACCTTAAAAGCCATAGAGCCTCAACTCTTATGTGAAACCGCCCCCGCAAGGGCTGTATGTGTTAGCCAGTGACGACCACTCGGTATGCGTTACTTCCAGGAGCTGAGGAGAACGCAACCGTGACATAACTGGTTGTGGAACGAACAGTATCAGCAATGACCGTCTCGTTAGTTGATGTGTCATAAACCTGAACAATTACATCCCGAGTACCAAAGTTATGAGTAATTTGGAAAGACAGATCAACTGCGTTGCCAATTGTTTCAGAGGCAATACGTGCGAGGACAGGGGTTCCCGTTGAATACCCAGCGCTGGTATCTGCCAAGTTGGTTCGTGCGTCTGCGGCCGTTGATGCGCCAGTACCACCATGGGCTACCCCAACATCTGTTGCTTCCCAGGTGCCGGTTGAGATTGTGCCCAGCGTGGTGATACTGGACTGACCAACATAGGTGCTAGCAATGTCAACCGTGTCAGCATTGACTGTGATGCGGTCGGCGGTGCCACCGACATCAAGTTGGTTTCCTGTCTTGGTGAGACCAGCGCCAGCAACAATTTGACCCGCACCAGAGAATTGAGCAAATGTCAGCGCTGTGGTATCAATGGTGATTGACCCATTGGTTGTTAGAACCCAACCAGAATCAGCATTGGTGTCACCTTCTTCAACGAAGGTGAACATTCCGGGAGTTACTTCAGTGCCACTATCGGCATCAGTAGCGCGTGTTGGTGCTCCTGACGCATTGACAACATAGATACCGTTTTCACTGCCAGTAGACTGGTTCTTGATAAGAACACGGTCACCGGTCGCCAGCACGATACCGTCAATGGTGTCGCCATCTTCAAAGTCAGTTGACAGTGTTTGAGCCTCTGTCGTGGCAACTCGAACAGATTGCTTAACATCAAGACCAGACCGCTGAGCATCAACATATGACTTGGTTGCAACATCGGCGTCTGCCGAAGGGCTTGTTGCCTGGAACCGTCCACTTGCGTCACGAAGAACCAGCGTGTCATTGGTGTTTGTGGCCGTTGCGCCATTCAGGAGGCTATAAAACGCCGCTGACAGCAGACCGGCGTTGCTTCCGTCTGCGAGGTTCAATGTCAGGGTTATTGAACCATTGCTTTCACCAACAGTTAGCGCAGCAGAATTAGCTCCTGCCGATGAAACACCCTTGATAAGAGTTTCCCAAGCTGAGCCGTTATAATACTTAATAGCATCTTCAGCGGTATGATAAAAAGTACGGCCCTCAAAAAGACCTGATGATGGATCAAGTGCTAGTTTCTCAAATGTACCGTTAAGAATTTGGTTCTGATTGAGATCTAGGTTTGTTACAAACTTTGTTGCCATTTCTGCCGATCCTTTAGGTCAGATACGCGTACCCCGAAAAAGGTGCGGTGAATTCCACCACAACTTGCGACGTGCTTACATATGATACCTCACCAATAACTGTGGTTAATGCAGAATCAACTACAGTTACTGCTGGATATCCACCAAGAGTGTGATTTATAGTCCACACACTTGTGGCACTGGCCTGAGCGTGAACATGGCGCAATGTTTGGCCAGGGGTAAAAAACGGACTTGACGGCCAGCCCGACTCCGTCCGAGGACCCCAAAATGAGTTGTCGGACAGATTTATGTAAATATCATTATTGCGACCATCAGATGTCGTCGGCTCCCCAACCCCACTGATGATGCTGTAACCCCTGGGGCCAGCAGCGCCCACCAACGAAACAACAACCTCAGTAGTTTCCGAGTCAACTGTTACCAGATTTTGAATGGGGTCATTCGTTACATTGACATTCAGATTGACTGGAGTTGTCACCTCGTAACCTCCAGCTCAATCCGAACCTTGCCCCTCAACAATCGATAGACACGATCATCAGAATCAATTAACTCCAAGTCATAAACGGCTTCATCATCAAAAGTTTCAGTGACATCTGCCGTCAACACCAATGTGACAGTACCCTGATCCCCACCAAGGACAATTCGTCCATTTTCGGTAGTCAACTCAACCATCACATCATCTGCGTCAATCTCCGTACGCATCTGCATACGAGCAGTAAAATCCGTGAGGTCAAAAGCAGTACCATCCGGATTCGTTACCGTGATCAGTCTCTCAAAATGAGCGCCTTGATCTAAATTAATGTTATAGACTCCAGCGATCACAGTTCTTCCTCCAACCGCACTCTTGCCTAATTTTAGCCCATATCAAGGCACCTAAAACGGCAGATGGGGCAGGATAACCTGCCCCATCTGCCGTCCTTGTCGGAGGATCCGTTATCAGGCTTCTTCAGAGCCCTTCTTCGCATCAAAAAATGATGCAATGTCAGGATCACCAATCTTGGATGAAACGACTGCCATGACGCCCGCAATAAGCGGCATACAAATAGCTAGAAGCTCTGGGTCAATGTTGCCCTTGTTGGCGAAATAGACAACGAGTCCCATGACTCCGCCTTTTGCCATCTGGTCCCCGAGCTGTGACTTGCTCACTTGCTTCTTCATTCGTCAGTGTCCTCCATGTCAACGCCGTACCCTTGGTTGAGTACAATCTCGCTAGCACAGTTTAGCATTCCCATAGCCAACCATGAAGTCATACCTTCGCTTGTGGCTATATCTAATTCTCGGGTTTCAGTATTAATAGATTCAACAACAATAATCCAATTAGTGAGCATTTTGTCAGGAAATGCATCATTCAGCATTGCCATCAAATCTGCTTGGCTCTCTTCTTCTTCGGCCATTTCGCCCCAATCAATGTCCGCAGGCTTTACAGCCCTTTGACTTACCTCGTGAAAAGCGCCTTCCCTTCTTTCTGTCAGAATCATATTTCCCTGATTGAAAACCTTCTTGCTCTAAGCGCGCCTGAAATTGACGCAGTCCGTTTCGATGGTAAACGGCTTCAACATGTTCCATCAAAAAAATAACTAGACCACCACGAAATAACACATAGTCCTCAATCATATCGTCTCTGATTTTTACGACATTAAGAACATCCGCATATTTATGCCAGTCTGCAATATCAAAATCACTGAGTGTTAATCCGCGATATTCAGTGCGCTTATTTTCAAAAAGCATCAACGATGTTTCGTCGCTAACTTGAATATGCATTACTCATACCTTACTTTATATTCAGAACCATCAATGAATACCGTGTTTTTAGATCGATGCCACACCTCTTCAATATCCGAATATGGCAACTCCTTTTGTTTATTAGCTGACGCTCCCTCTTTCGCCACGACGATATTCACACTCTGACCCGCGTCAATCCACTCCTGCTGGGAAATAAAGGATGCCAGTTTGCCAACTTTAAAAACCTTTACCTTAAGACCCCGCTTCAAGCGGCTGGCTTGGACATCATCTAGTTCGTACTTTTTTCCCATCATCACAAACTTTCAATCCAAATATTATTTAGACCGCCACCCAAAGTCGTGTATCGTGGACTTAATGAACCAGCGCCAATACCGTGGTAAATGCCGGTTGTTGAAGTGATGCTGTCCGTATATGTGGAGTACAGCGACCAGGTGTTGGACGATACAGATCCAAAGTAAACCTCAATGGAGGATCCGCGAGCAACAACCCGCAAATCACCCACACTTCGATTAACGGTCGCAACATTCGTCCAGCTTGTACTGCCGTTACGATACTGGAGCGACCATCGCGTTGTATAGTTATCTACGCTAAATCCAGGTGAGTGCGATTCTGGAGTTCCTCCGGAACAAGAGTAATAACTTTGCCGTGTTTGCAAAAGGCATTGCGAATTGCAATGTGTGTCCGAACATGTTGAACCACAATTCGCGCTGTATTTTCCACCCCAAAAGTTCTGATAGTCATAAGACGGGTTTGCTCCGGAATAAATAGTATGACCTGTATAGATGTCCGCACATTCACAAAAATTCTTGTTGCTGTGAGTTGAATAGCCAGACAAAACGCAATAAGCCGCACTCGCAGGAGTGTGAGAACCCGGATACGAATAAGTAGATGACACATAGTCGCCGAAGCCTAAACGCCACATTTTCGTAGTTGACTGTCGACGAAAATAAATACATCCGCCGTCCGACCTATCGCAAGCAACTTTTATTTCAACATCAGGTGTACCCACCTGAAACATCCCTCTAGGGCTAGCAGTGTTAGAAGTAGCACAACTAAAACCAGATCCTGAACTGGTAAATGACGGTGTTCCAGAATCGGATTCAGCCAAATCTGGACTAAGTGATGAACCGCTTGACTTGATCACATAAAATGGGTGACGACCGCCCGTTCTTAGTGTCCCTCCCAGTCCAACTGTCACGAGAATCCCCTGCCAGACAAGAACCCGAACCAGGTTGTACCACCGTTATAGGTCGTCAAAGTCCAAACATTTGTCTTGTTAGCGGCGGTGTCCTCGTTTGGTCGAACGGAATTAGGCCACTTTACTGATGCCGGGAATGTCAGAACACGACCAGCAGTTCCGTCATTGCGGACAATTAAAGTCAATGTAAAAACTTCGGTCGTCGGACCAGAACCACCCCATGTTGGGTAAAGGAGATTTAGGGTGACATTAGTTCCGAGGGTGAAGGCTTCAACATTGTAGGAATCACCGAGAGAGAATGTTGAAGTAGAAATTGTTCCCGAATCACGCCCTTCCTCAGAATACTTTTTAAGAAGCGGCGAGTTTGCCCATGAGACACCATAAGTTTGAGTGCTGTCGGCAACTAAGACAGTTCTGTTTGAGCCAACCCCAAGGCGTGCTACCGTATCGTTTGATTGACCGACAAGAAGATCACCCTTGGCGTTGATGGTTGAGAGCGGAACATTTCCCGAGAGGCTGACGGTCTTCCAGGCTACGCCCGTACTGGTCGTTGAGTCCGCTTGGAGAACCTGACCATCGGATCCAATTCCCTGAACTGTTGGTGTAGAAGGTGAGGAGGCAACAATCAGGTCACCTTTGGCTGTCAGGATGTTCTTCGGAATCAAGCCGGTAGTATCAACCTCCGGTAGAGCGTGAACATGGTCAATGCGTGCCGTGGCATCAACCACCCCGGCACTGTTCGCCTGCCCATAGGCCAGAGTTGCCATCTGTCCAGTTGAACCAAACTGGCCGACCGCAACCCACGAGCCAGTGTTATCTGTACCGTTGAAGTAATAGAGCGTTGACGTGTCGGTCTTGAAGAAGAATGATCTAGCGTGTTCCGAAGCAGGGGCTGGTAGCGATGTGCCAGATGTGAAGATGGCACCCTTCGTCTCAATACTGGCATGGCTAGAATCCAGTTGTTGACGGGTGAAAGCATCAGAGTCTTCGCTCCATCGATAGATGCCGAAACGGTTTGTCTGTGTAACAGTCATTGCTTGCGCCCTTATTCTTAGTTTGTGTGAACTTACGGGTTGTTATGAAACAGGTCTCTCAAACCGCTTTTTGCCAAATATTCCCGATCCATTTGTGAGATGTCTTTAATATTACTATCTACCAGTTCGTAAGAGGCATAGAGAACTCCGTTGACATCTTCCGGTTCTGCGAATATGGCACGTTTACCAGGACTTTCAGGTACTGGCGTAGAGAGAACCTCGCGCCAACCTTTAGGAAGCGGAGAACCTGGCTCCCAACCCGGCTGCGCCAAGGCCACATCTCCCTTATAGCGAGGAAATTTTCCATCAGGATCCATATAAAGATTCACTTGATAAATCCCATCTCATGATTGAACGGCACATCTGTCTTACTAGGAGTACTTAAATTCACTGTCGTGAAATCGTCAGTTGAATCTGCAGTGAAAACAGTTGGATTATCTGGCGTTTCTGAAGTAGGGCCAGCAAACACGATAGAACTTTCGGCGTAATCCACTATCAAAGACTCTGTTTGAACGCTTCCACCATTAAAATTTCCAAAACTTAACTCGTGCGTTGACTCCAATGATCCGTCAAACGGAAAAGCCAGTGAGACGAAAATTTCTTCTGCTGTGGTACCCCAAAAACCGTCGGCATCAAACAGAGTAGCAACTATAAAGAAACTATCTTCACTTGCCCATTTGACACTAAACGACGTTATCTGCAGATCTGTTTCAACACTTTCATGTTCATATCTAAAACTTATTCGTCTTTGCCAAATTATTTCCCCCAAATGATCCACTCTGACCAGAACGATTGAAGCCGTATAAAGTTCGTCATCTAGTTCGTAAAAAGGAAAAATCGCGCTTCCATCCGAAGGCACCTCAATAGCCCTTGGATAGGGCATCATTTCATAATTACTTGTTGAAAGAATTTTAGCTGACCCATAGTTGAAGGCCAGCGCCGCTATATAACTCAACGAGGTGCCGCCACCATCAAACGGTCGCCATCCCCATGCAACATACTGTCGATCCCAACTGGGTCGCGAAGAAACAACATGGGCAGGAGTTGATATTCCGCCCGACTCGGCTGAGCCTGTCCAAATTTTCCATGGAAATGTTGAGTCCACTGTTCCGCCAGCCAGGTAACGGATCACCCAAACCTGTGGTTCGGACGCAGAAGAGTCCTGGAACGCAATCGGATAACTGACATTCCCCGAATCGTAACCAGCCATCTGTCCCTGCACAAAAAAAGTAGCAGACGAACTGTAAGACAAACGCCTATGCCATATCAGAGTTCCTGACTGATTATATTTACGTAAATATATATGTTGGTTGCCATCGAATGTTGTGTTGCCAGAAAGACCCCAAAACACATAGGTTTGCCAATTGTCAAAATAGACCTGATTGTCAAAAAAGTCATTGCTACCGATATAGATTTTTTTCGCCCAGTTAAATGTCGGTGGACTAACCAAACCGTAGTACTCGTAACTTGACAATGAATTTGATGCTCCACCGAACTCATCAATTAGTTCAGCGACATACACATGTTCTGACTGGGATCCACCTAAAATTCTTTGCGTAGGTTCCGCTCCAGTCGCGTCATTCCATCGATAATATGGATTCTTTAACGTGGAGAACTCAGTAAATGTATATGGGAATATCCCACCTGGCTCCCCCGAGTACCCTCCAAGTAAGCTAGTGTAATCAAGGTAAACAGACCAATTATTGCTGGATGTGGTGGAATCAGTGACCCCAGATATAACCAGTCCGTAATAATCTTTTCCTGCGAACTGGATTGGGCCAACCTGAGCAACAGATAGAAACGGTACAGATGTAGATATGTCCGTCCGATGAAACAGCGAATAGTAGTAATCAATTTTTCCCTGAACTGCTTCGCAGGCTACATAATATTGGATATTAGGCATTGATTACCCCAGATCGCCTACAAGAATATAAAAATCATTGTCCGCATAATAAATGGCAGTTGCAGCCGCATACCTTCCCGACATGGATTTATAGCCGCTCTTTGACCCCACCCCTGCACTTCCTGCTGCCTGGAAGATAATGTCATTTGAGCCAACTATGAGCATAAACATGAACTGCATTCCATCTTGTAAACCCGAATCAGTGGCAATGTCGGGAAGTGTGATAGTCACATCACCAGCCAGGGTGTCAACATAAATGAGTTTTCCTGCGTCACCTGAGCTCAAGGTGAAACTAGATGATTCCGTTTGCGTCGGCAGGGGTGACTCAAACGAAAAAGGATCTGCCCATTCAACACCCGTGGCTTCAGATGAGTTCGCAAACAATGCTTGCCCATCCGTTCCAATAGGCACCCGAGCCACCGTGTCGTTGGCGGTACCAACGAGTAAATCACCCTTCGCATCCACATTCAACGAAATTGTGAACGACGAGGTTGACTCTGAGACTGAAATCCCTGAGCCACCCGTAATTTCGCCGATAGCCGTCCACAGCGTTCCGTCAAAGTATCGGATCACATTGTCATCTTTTGTGTAGCACACCATACCTTCAGAGGGTGTCGCTAACTCGGCATCACGTGTCGTGGTGTTATCAAACACCATTACACTCTGCTCCATCAAATATTGCATGAGGTCAGCAGCATAAAATGCCTCCTCATCTACCCATGATCGATAACCGGCTCCAGCCATAATTACTCCTTACAACAAGCTGCTTGACAACAGACCATCTGTAGAACTTCCCAAGATAAAGAGACTGTCGGTACCCTCGGCATTGCATTCGTGCTCAATTTTAAAACCAGCCGGTTTGGTGTACTGCAACGCATCAATAATTTCCTGAGATGATTCCCCATCCACACCACCAGGGGTTTCACTTGTCTTGGTAAAAACCTTAATCAGGAAAGGAACGCCTTGATGCTTGGGGTAGATTGTCACCGTCTTGCTGTCAGTCAAATAAAACTTTACGGTTTCTTCTAACGCTTCAAGAGTTCCCGCCCTTATCCCATAATACTGATTTGTTATCTGCCAGCGAAGAAACTCAATACGGTTGGTGATATCAATACGGAATGCCTCAATCTCAATCCACGACTGATCTATTAGCCCGACCTCTCCAACCGTGTCACTTTCATCTGCCTCAACTTGCTCCCATTCAAGCGTTGATGTACCTATATCCTGACTCGTTATCTCAAACTGACCGTCAAAAGTTCCTGCGTCACGAACCAAAACCGTCTGACCAACCTCAAACGCGGTGACATCCCCATCAAGTACGGCAGTAACAATGTTTGATGCCCTATCAATAGTTATGACATCCAAATTGATTTGCGGCGTGGGATCAATGTCCTCCATGAGTGCCAACCAATTGCTAGGAAGGTTGCCCCATGGTGTTGTTCGAATCGTTGGATCTACATATTGAGTCCCCGTAAACTGAGATAGCCATGGAAGAAAGCGGGGTTCGCAGACATTCCCATCAATAAGCGCACTTAAAGACGTTTCATCTGCGACATCTCGTCCACCTTCAATATCCCTATACCGATAATGGACGTATTGACCGTAACCAAGTCCAGCGCCCGTTAGCCCTATTTCCATCATCCGATACATCGGAAACGACGGGTAGACTTGCGCTAAATCAAAATCGTTAAAAACTGACGGTACGAGTGGCACACACTCACGCAGAAACCTGTTATTAGTAAACCCATACTCGGGCATTAATACCGGAATCGTCAATAAAATCGGCAACCCATTGTGCGCACTGATTGTTATCGTTACAGCAATAGCATAGGTTTCAGCAGTGTCGGGGATATCCAATGGTTCGGCCCTAACAATACGCCAAACTCCAGCCGCCACCAGATTAGATCGCGAAGTGGAGTCCTCCCCATCTAAAGCGAGCGTGACTTCAACAACAGCATCGGCTTCAGCCTTTATCCGACAGTGAAAATCCATGTTATCGTTAGCATCAATAAGACGTGTTTCACTTGGATTAAAGGTCAGAACAATATCAGTATAATCTGTTGGTTGAATACGAAGTGAGTTATAACCAGACGCCACTTTTGAGTCAAAATCAACGGACAATGTTGCGTTCGTCGCTGACCACGACCCGATTGTTGAAGCGAAAGAATGATCCTCTTCCTCAATCAGATTGACCTGTAGTTCACCGGTCTGTAGGAAACTTTCTCCATGTGCCATGACTACACCGCCGACACCGTTACTGTTGCTTGTGGCAACACACCCCTATAGAGGAATGTTATGTCTCCGCCAACTCCTTGATAGGCAAGTAGTTCATCTGCATCCAGAGACATAGTCGTACTCTCCACATAGGCCACACCCTCGACTTGCGAAACCTGGTTTGTTACCGAACTTAAACGCACGGTGCCCCCCCAGTCCCAGAACTGTGGAGAGAGATAGTTAGTAATCGCAGTATCAACGGCGGTTCGCACATCCAATTCCGAATAACCCGCCGTAAGACCAAAGGTAATTGACACATCAATTGGAACAATCAGAGCATTGACAATACCCAATTGGATACCCGCAACCATTTTAGAACTGACCCCAACCTGAATTTCATCCCGCACACTCGCCGAAATATCTGTCCCCTCAGACGATGTCACAGCGATTGTTACTGCCCCTAGTTCGTCAGCTGTTGTGTACTTCAACCCTTCCAGTAGTTCAACGGTGAAAGGAGATGATGATGTTTCGCCACTTGATGCCCCAACAGTATTCGTAAAATACACTGCCGAACCGGGGTAAGGCTCTACTGAATCCACCTCAAAGATGCCGTTAAAATAATCTGGCGTCGCTCCATAGATACGAATAACATCACCTGCGTTGGCAGGCGGATCAACGGAAGTCAAATTTGGTGTAAGGGATGCCCCAATCAGACCGCCTGATTCAAAAATCTGGATTCCATCTAGTTCGTCAACTTCAACTAAATCAAGTGTTTTTGCTCGGTACGCCTCAGCGTGATTTGTCAAGACATATGAATTAATCTGTGTAGCTGTTGCAAGTCCGGATGACAGACTTTGAATAAAGGCTACGCCACGAGTGAAATATTCCGCATCTGATTCACCGACAACTCCTTGCGTTAATGAGCCAGAGAATGTTACGGAAAAAACTTTGTTTGATGCACTCAAAATGATGAGACTGTCGCCATCAGCGATAGCCGGTTTTTCGCCTGTTTCAATGGCAATAATTGATACTGGGTCAGATGTAGTTGATCCAACATCAATTTGACCACCAACAGTAGTTTCAAATATATGCTGTATGGATCCTGTTTCTGTTGTTTCCGTGTACGCAACTTGTGTGCCGATAGGAATACTTAAACCCGTATCATCAATTGATGTAAAAATAACTGAACCGCTTGCATAGTCATTCTCTACGCGGTTGAAGCCCATCAAGCCAAGAACGCCTTCCATTAAACCATTAGGAAGTCGATTAATTGCACCTGTTACCAATCCAGTCACATACGACATGGCTTGAAGCATTGCGTCTTCAACGGTTCCAGTTCGTGGACTAAACTCTGGTAGAGCCGTTGTGGCGTACTCAACAGCAGCAGTGTAAATGTCCGCTGGTTGAGAATCATTGATTGTCAGGTCAATGTATTCGCTGAAGTCAGGTGAAGCCATTATCAGGTCCTTCTTGCAAAAGATATTGCTATGCCTACTTGCCCGGCATCGTCTTGATTTATGTCAACTGATGTGAGAGCTATTTCAGGGATGAAAGCCCCTGCGGTAAAGGCAAGTTGCTTTTTGCCTTCTTCGCTGAAAACTGGATCTGCAGCACCATAGTCTGGAGTAAGTGGCAATTCACCAGGCCTGATTTGGCATGTCAACGCCAATAGTTGAGCGTAATACTCGTCCGTGTCAGTACTGACAGTTTCTACCCTGCCAGCCTTAAAACTGATGGGTATACGCATTGAGTCCATTATCTAATTTTGCCATGCCTGAGAGGTCAAGACAGAATGGATCCTAAAACAATAATTTCATCCAAACTGCTATTCAAAAAGCCACAAAGTACCTGGGTTCCAATTGGTGGAGTCACCATCTGAACATCAACCAAAACTACGAAGTCGTTAGTTTCATCACTCACAGATTTAACGAAAGTACTGGTCGTGTAGGTGACTGGAGTAGAATTACCTCCAGAAACCGTCACGACGGCACTACCTGTCGTCTCAACAGTTTCAGTTACAGCGGCAGCTCGGGTTACATCAACTTGGAGAGTGTTTGAAATTACCAGACAAGGTCCGTAGCTGAAACCTGGCGTAAGTTGCGGTATTTCCACATAAACCTGGTTTCCTTCCACATTAGTTACCGTACCTAGGTATAGGCCATTTTTCTCCAACTCAACGGAGGCTGTTTTCTGTGGCGAGATGTAATTAAACATTCAGTTCACTACCTGTAGTTGACATTGCCTAGACGGGGGAAATTAAGTTCTAAAGTTTGTGTCGGCTGTTTCGTAATCTGGCTTCTAACTCGAACTAACACCATGTATTGAGCTGAACCAGATCCATACTCCGACCTAAATTGATCAAACAGTTTGTTTGCTTGCGCCACTGTAGTTGCCTTGTAAATGCGTGAGGCATCAACTCTGGCCCTGGCAATAAAGGACTCCCTCGCCACCACCCCAAGATTTAGCGTATTGGCATAGTTAGTTATGGAACGAGTTACACCAGCGGGTAAACCGGCAGTCAAAGCAGTCGCTACACCCAATTCTGTATTATTTCGCAGCAGAACCCTTACATGATTCAGCGCTTTATAGCGGACATTGCTGTTACCACCAGGAAGAGAGTTTCGGTAATTTTCAATGGCCGTATTTTGTCCAGCTACTGTTTTGATATTGAACCAAATTTGTGATGCCTTCTGAACAACTTCATCCCCAGCGGCTTTCACTTTGGCAGCAAATGTGTCAGCATTAGTGAATTCGCTTCGTGGATAGTTCCTATTAACATAGTCGCGGATTTTATTGGCTATATCAATAGGTAGATTTGACGGCGTCGTATTGTTTGACCTATTATTTCCACCGCCTGTTCCGGTTGTTTGCGTCTCTTCAGGTTTGATCGGCGTTCGGAAAGTTATTTGAACAGGATCCGGTTTACCTTCACTAAACTCAACTGCTGTAATCAAATAAAAAGCCTCAAAATCAGGAATACCAACCAAACACAAAGTCATACCTGGCCTCAAAAGTCGACCATTAGTACGCTCAACAACCATCGTCCCATCAGCGTCCATAGGATCGTCATCCGAGCGACGGACATTTGGAATATCCAGCAAAACATATTTATTAGATGCACCAGGAAATGTTTCCTCGGACGGCACAGGCCACCCGTACGGCACAAAAGCCGACGTCCCAAACTTATAGTTTGGGTCACCCCACTTCCCCATCAAAAATTGCTGTGAACAAAAAAACAAAATATTATTAACTTCAAAACAAATAAACTGAGCGTCATTCGCCGAGCGTTGTAGAACATCCCAGACAGATTCATCTGTCTTGCCACTACGTCCCTTAACAATAGATTGCTTTTTAGATGTCTCTTCAACCACGATGTCCATGTTGAACCGTTTAGCGACAGTTCGCGCATAATCCGATGCTGATGTTCCACGATAAGCCTCTGGCGTTTTATCGCGTTTCATCATCTGGACATTTTTATTACGACAGGACAATCGATAGACAGGATGAATTGACTCGCTACGTTGCACCTCAACGGCCGCAATTTCAAAAATCAGATCTTGATAGAAAACATCACGTCGAATCTGAAAATAATTTGCACTGGCAAAATTAAAATTCACATCTAAAATTTCTAGCGTTAACTCTGATGCACCATCCATTGTTAACGAAACATCAAATGTCAACAACGAATCAGAGATATCTCGCATCTCATTCGTAGCAAGATCACCAATACGGATAAGTTCACTATCAATGGGTATAAAACTAGGCATACGGGATCACCTCAGATGCGTGGCTTTCCGAAGGTTTCCCACGTTTCGGTGTACTCCATGAAATCCTGTTCCTTGGATTTGCTACTCCCGCTTGACGGATTCTGCTCCTTAACATCTTCGCTGTAAGTAATAGTCGGCAGATCCGCAACGACAATACTTGGATTGTTATTTTCAATGATCGTCATTGTCATATCCGCCTGAACAATTCGTTGAGCGCTATTACGCCTCAACGAGTCGAAGTTAAGATCTGAAATAGTCCAAAAGAATGTGGTCGCATCTGTTGTAGTGCGACCTATCGGGTTACCCAAAAACCGGTCAAAATTATAAAACCAGACAGGACGTCCAGACGACGCAATAATCTGAAGTGTTGCGATATCGTTTTCAATATCCAATTGAAGACCATCAAAAGGCACAGCCAACAAGAACTGCAATGTTACCTGTCGGGCTTTATACCGAGTGAAGGCGACAATAGGTGTTTTTCCAGCGCGCTCAATCTGAGCAATTTCCGGTGCTAAATCTGAGTATGAAACTTGCTGAGGTGGGAACGGAAACTCAAATTCCAGGTTGTCCTGTTCCGTTTTATTTTTAGCAGCAATCATCGCAGGATAACGAACTGCCGACTGTTGAGTTGCGATTGTTCCTGCCGCAACATTTTGAGGAATCGCATTACTGAGTCGAGCGTTAGAAGGCGTAACCCGAATACTTCTAATTCGTGAAATCTGGTCAGCCATAATTAGTACCTTTCACGAGCATTTCGTTGCGCGCGCTGAATGCGGCTCATTACCTCATCCGCTATCTGCGCAGCATCTTGTCCTGGAGCAGCGTTTACCACGATGCTGTAGGAGTCGTTAGTGGTCACCATTGAACTCGTACCACCAGATCCGCCCATATACGGAACTGCTGTATCTCCAATAGCATTTGTGTTAGGTACCACGTGCAAGTGTCGTGACCCGCCAGCACCGTGGAAGTCGGCAAAACCGCCAGCAGCCTCAACAGCCGACTTATACATGCCAAGATTTTGCCCAACGATATCCAGAGCACGACCAGTTGTGTGATCCGACGACATTGAACCCAAACCATAATTACGCAAACCAGAGGACACAGTGCGCTTGCCCGAAATGCCTCCCGAGATTGAAGCGTGCGCATTCATGGAATCCAGAAGGCGGCTTCGCGGAGATGCAGAGTCCCCAAAAAAGATATCACCAACAAAATTCTTTGCTGCGTTCCATCCACCTTCTAAAAACTTGCCACCCTCTTGACCAAAGTTCCATATACCACCCAGTGCGCCCTTGAACCAACTTTCGTCTTTACCAAGAGCCGAGACAAGTTCGCTTTTCATGTTATTGATGGCGGTTCTTACCTCTTCAAGTTTTGTCAATTGATCCTTCGTTGAGGTATCAATTGACATCAGATAGTCGATCTGCTCTGGCGCAGTCTCCAAAATCGATGCGACAATATTAGTCAGGCCAATACTTTCAAACGCCCCAGTAGTCAGACCTACCGCGTCCACCCTCCCACGCCGCGTCCTACTTTGCGCATCAGAGACAATATCGGAAAGGAACGTACCACTCCTCAATGTGTCAATGATTGACAAGAACCTTTCCTGATCCGTGGCCGAGGTAGAAGTACGCAGAGACTCAAGGGCGGAAGTGAGTTGCGCTGAATCCAAACCAACGCCAACACCGGCTGCTTGTGCCACAGCATTAGCTACAGTCTGATCAATCAGCGCCCCACCCTGTTGCGCCAATACTTGATTAATCAATTCTTGACCACCGGCCATGGCGAATGCTTCACCGTAACCGTATCCGCGAGTTCCGGGTTCAGAAAACGCTAATCCCTCACCAAGCATCTGCTTCAGTTGGTCATAATTCTTGAGCGGGTCACCCTCCGAATACGCGGCGGAAGCAAACATCGCAGACTCAATAAAGTCAAGCATCGTACCGCGCTCAAAACCGCTATCAATCATGGCTCTCAATGCTTCATCAACCGCGGCGCTAGTATTAAGTTTATCTTGTTCGGTTTGAATGATGCCCAACGAGTCAGCAAACGCTTGGTTCATCGCCGCATTAAAGTCGTCACCAAAGCGACCCACAGCAATACCCATATCTGCAAGAATGTCCTGCAGACTTCTCAACGGATTACCTAAATCAATTTCCAAGGACTGCGCAAGTTTTTCAATTTCAGTCGTACTCATACCACTGATCTTGGCCAAATCCCTTGTTCTGCGCTGAGCAAGATCTAAGCGCTTGCCCATTTCCTGCATATTTTTAGCCATTTTCTCAAAGGCACCACTGCGAAACTTTCCATCATTAGCGAACTCGCCAGAAAGTTCCTGCACCTCAGCGTTGAAACCGTCTAAAAGTTCCTGTGCTTCAGTGATGTATCCAGAAGAAACAAGATCGTCAACGCCAGCACTAAAACCATCCGCAAAAGCGCGTCCTGCTTCTTTGGTTTTTTCCTCCATCTCCTTGCCCTTGAGGAAACCAGTAATTCCACCAATAATGCCACCGATTACTGCACCTGCCACCGTACCAATACCCGGAATTATTGAGCCGACGGCCGCTCCAGTTGCAGCTCCACCAGCCACTCCGACAAGCGTTGAAGCCGCAGTACCGCCATAGCCTTGTGCTGCACTGCCAGCAGCAGAGCTAGTTGCAGAAAAACCTAAAAGACCAAGTCCGACTGCGGGTATCAACTTGCCACCCGCCGCAGCGTTAGCTGCCGCTCCACCTTTGCGAAGACCCTTGCGACCTGTCTTTGAACTCAAAGCCAAAAGGCCCGCCATGGTAGCGGCACTCCCAACGGAGCCGCCAAAACCAGGAATTGCGCGAATAAGTGCTAGAAGACTGGTGAAACCTTCAATCAATAGACCAATCGCATCCAAGAAACCACTAATTGCTGGCATCGCATCAAAAAACACTCGTCGAATCTCACCAAAGAGATTAAAGATGTCACGAATCAGATCACCCAATGCCTCACCAAAACGCATTAAGTCGTCTTCACGGTCAACCACCATCTTGGCAAAAGAGTTAAAGTTGTCGGCAATACCCCCGCCAATGGCCCGAAAGACGGTGCCAAAGAACTTATTGATAACCGTTGAAGCGTCCTTGAACTTGTTTAGGAACTTATTAAACTTCTCAAAACCGCCACTAACAGCAGACGAAAAACGCTTCCAGCCATTAATAAAGTTATTCAATACCTCTTCCGTCTTCGGAAGGTACTCATTAAACAACTTCGCTAGAAAACCAGCAATCTTTTCAGTTGCGCCAACAGTGGCATCAATAAACGGACCCTTAGCAAAACCAACTAGCTGGCCCGTAATCGCCATCATTGTTCGCTTGAAAATAAACGTTATTTGTTCAAATGCTTCCTGGAGTGGCCCCAACATGTAGCCACCAATATCGCCGAATAGAACCTGAGCCTCTGTAGCAAAACTCTTCAACTGGCCCATCAGGCTTCCACGAACAGCAGACGCTGCTCCACTCACTCCTGCGGCTTCAGCCAACTCACCTGAGGAAATAATCTTGATTAGTTCCTCGTTAGTTTTCTTTCCGCCCTTAGTAATTTCCTTGAACGCTTTCTCAAACTCTGGGCCAAGTTCACCAGCGGCTTTAAGAACCGAATCACTTCCAGCACCCTTACCTGACTGCAACAAAGAAACTAAATTGGCTGCCGCTAAAAGACCCTTTTCCATGTCGCCAGAGGTAACAGCAAAATCGGCCAGTCCACGAAGGCCAGCAACTGTTTTTCCGGTTACTTGAGCATTCTTGGAGGCGGCGGCGAAGGCTCCCGTGAGGGCTTCCAACCCAAAGACCGCCAACTGTGAATCTGCCTGCATGGCCCTTAGGCCATTGCTAGCACTTTTGAAACTTCCGCCGTATCGACCAACCTGCTGAGCGGCCGCAAATTGACGCTGAGCAGCCATAAAGGCTGATACCAAAGTCAGAACGCCAGCTGCCGCGTTAGCAGATGCAACACCAATACCCCTGACAGACGCATTCCAAGCACGGGCCAGAAGTTGACCAGTCTTCAACAGAAGGTTGACAGAAGAGAGCGCAACAGCGAAAGCGGCGGTTTCAATAGCCGAACCAATCATCGCCAACTTGAATGTCTTCCCAAAGACTTTGGCGGCTGTGTTGCCAACCTTCTGTAGGCCGTTCAGTTTATTTCTGGTCTTGTCATACGACTTTCCAGCACGACGGGTACTCTTGTCGTTATCATCAAAACGCCTTCCTAGATTCTGGAAAGTGTCATGACAATCATCTGCCTGCTTGCAGAGTGCCGCCAACTGGGCCTGAACCCTGGCCAGTTCTTTGGTATCCGCCCTAACCCGGATCCGAATAGTGACATTCTCGTTGTCTGCCATTCAAGGACTCCAGGGCGATGATCAAAAAGGACTACCTATTTCTGAGCGGATTTCTTCTCCCGCTCAGCGTTATCCCTCTCAATAACTTTAGCACAGGCATACCTGATCAGCCATTCTTCATCACTGCATTCAAGTAACCTAATGGGGTCAGTACCCCATAATTCGCCTAGCCTTGCGGCCGTCTGAATTCTTGAGTCCTCAACGAGTTCGTCTAGGACCTCTTGGTAGGGTCCACGGTTTCAACGGTGTCGGAATACCCCGCAGCCTCCAAGATCGCCAGAGCGGCGGCCTCAATATGTGGATCAATACCAAAGAAAGCCCGAACACAATCCGGAGTAGGACGAGTGGTGCCAGTCATCTCCAGGATCGCATCCGAACCAAATGTCAACGGAATCCCATCCTCATTGAATGCCTGTTCCTCTTCAACAAAGATCCCGACTGTCGTGTGAGCCACGACAGCGCAAGCAAACTTTGTTGCATCCATACCATTTTTAGTGTCCTCACCAGCGTTTTTACGCCAGGAACGGATCTGGTGCTGAGTGATATTCGGTGAAACTTCAATTGTGATACCAGGACGTTCCGGTACCTCAACAAAAACTCTGGGTCGCTCAACCTTCTTGCTCAAAGAAGTCTTCAACTGATCCAAAACTGACGGCGCAGGATCGGTGGCCTTGGCTGAGGACGACTTTTTAGGGGTTGACTCGTCGGTCATTTCATAGAGGTTTTCTGCCATGGCGAGAACCATAGCATGACAGAGGGGGTGCCAGTGGCACCCCCTCTCATAACCGGGTTATTGCTTTTAATCAGGGAGCGATTGTTGACACGCTGAATGTCAGGGAGTAGGTTGCTGGCGCTCCAGAAGCCGCGTCACCCTCCGGTTCCGTCAAGCCAACCAGCAGACACATTGGATAGTTACGAGTCGCTTCTGGAACTTTAATATCGCAGTTGAACTCGTTAATCTCCACGTCGTAGTAGGCGCGGCCCACCATCTGACGCAACTGTCGAAGGAATGATGAGTCAACATCCCGGTCGTAGTGGCGTGTAATGGTGATATCGCCAATTTCCGAAGGAGCGCAAAGAACCTCAGGGAACAACTTGCCACCCACGTAAATCTTTTCAACAGAAGCAGTGATTTCGCCTCCGCTTACCTGAGCGAAATACAGATTGCCGTTGTCCGAACCTGGGTCGGGAGGAGTCTCTGTATTTCCTGAAGGTGAAGGATTGATTGAAGCGACAATTTGGCGCTGTGCTAGTTTCATATCTGGCTCCTAATCAGACGACTGATGCCGTAAGGTTGGACTTTGTCACGTCGACCTGAATCTGGTCACCAATGCTGGAAACCCGGATTCCGACCTTCGCACGGACGAGACCGCCAGCCAACTGAGTCAGCGGGTTAATTGTCTCGTTCACCTGGACTGAATATCCATAGTCAATTCGCTTCCCAGTTGCGTCAAACGCCTCGTAGAGGCCGCCCGCGATGCGAACCGGCTCCAACATGGCCGTGAGCCGTGCCTCAACCTTGGAGAAAAGCGATGAGCGACCATCAATTGGCGAGAACACCAGATCTTCCAGCACGACCTTTGAGCGATCAACAACATAGTTGAGCATTTCCCGTGCAGTAAGGAAGCGATAGTTGTCCTCGTCGCTGGACAGCGATCGAGCACCATAAACTCGGATCTTGCCACTAAACAGACGCAGAGCGTTAACTCGCGCCTCATCCAGAAGATCGCCGTTCAATCGGCTGATGGGTGTAACCAAACCGGTAATGAACTTGGATTCGCTCACCTTGCCAGCGTAAGCAGTCCAAGGGCCAACCTCGTTATGTGCTACCGACCGCTTGGCTGCAACATAACCCTCTGGAGAAATGTTGATGGTTGTTCCAGCATCATTCACCATCTTCACCCACGGGTAGAACATTCCGCCATATTCAGTGTTGGAGGAAGAAGCAAGTCCCTGACCATCACCAATCGCAGTTGTAACATCCGCATTCTCTGCCGATGCGAGCAATGCCATGCGGTTGTTCTCAGCGGCATGGTTAAGCAAAGAGTTCCAAATGGTGGATCCGCTCAAGCCTGGGATAGCAACTGCCCCCGCACCAAGTTCTTCGCCAAATGCTGAAAGAGCGTTAATGTAACTCGCATCGGTGATGCTGGCTCGATCGTCGTCGCCTGCGCTGAACGCTGTTGCGGTAACCACTGCTGGACGAAGGTTCTCTTCATCAACTGCAGTCGCGTACTTTGTGGCTACAGCCGATGCATTGATGACCGCTACCGCTGCTGCCGCTGTCTGACGCTCACCAGTGTTGTATACCAGATCACCGTTCAAGTAGAACTTGATTTGGAATCCAGTACCGGCGTCCTCAACTGCGACCTCAAGATTCTCTGACCAATCTCCTGCGCCAACGGCAGTTAAGGTGATGGAAGGATCTGTGTTTGAGTCTACGAGTTCAAGCGTGCCAGCGGTTGCGCTTGCACCAACTGTGCGAGACACATAGACCTGCGCTCCACCCTCCTCAAAGAATGTCTGAACCTGCTGGTGAGTGTGTCCATAACTCACATAATCGCCGAAGATGCTTTCATAGTCAGCGATGCTGGTGACAAGTTTGGCGGTTGATGCTGGACCACGCTCAGTTTGGCCAACGACGAAAAATGTCGCCGTGGGAGCCTGATTAGCTGATGTGGGTCCGGTACGAACCGAAGTATTTACGACAATGCCCGGCATGTGGATTCCTCCGCTCCCAAGAGTTGGTTATCCTGAGACTTCTTAGATTGTACTCAATTACTGTGTAGTTCTTTTGGAACTAAGCAGTGTCTTGTTGATATTTTCCCTTATTTCATGGCTCCGTAGTGGAACTACCTATTGCAGATCCCTCAACAGGGGTAGAAGTGGATTAATTTCCGTATCAATCTGCGAAACAGTACCAATTGTGTCAACACGAACAACCTCATTAATTCGTAGGTTGTACGACAAATATGAACCAGCCATCACTCTTTCACCCTTGAGAAGAGTCAATTCTGAATACTCTTCCCGAATTGATGTTTCATCTACCTGAACATCCAAATCGTCTGCCGCTCCGCAAAGACTTAGGCTTGGCGAGTCCAGTATTGAGGCGCGAACAACTGTTGTTAGTCGATCCCGCTTGGCTGTACATTGCTCTGAATCATCGTCTTTCACCCACACATAAGTACGCATTGAGTAATTGACGAAATACATGGGATCCAATAATCCCGTGTAGTCGTCTCGCTCCAATCCAGTCATGGAGATGGCCACAGTGATGATCGTCGGCCAATGGTCAATCGCGATTGGCTCATATACCAGGTACTTCAGTGGATCTGGAAGATTCTCGTCATCCAAATTCCATGAATTTCTGTATTTGATTAACCTGCCTGGTAAATCACTTTGGAGATAGTTATTTACGAAGTTTTTTGCCTTATAGGCCCCTTGCATTGTCATGTCATTCTCCCCCTAACCACATATTTAGCGGCCTTCTCGGAGATTTCACGCGAAAAGCCTGGAGGATCAAAAACGATCTTTCTTGCTGGCATTTTGGTGGTTCCGTACTGATGAAACTTTGCGTACTCAACATTTGTACCGAACTGAGCCCACGAAGGGGTGATCACATTTGGCGCACCCCGCAAAGATGCGAGGCTACTAAATAACTTACCTGTGCGTATCATGAGTGGCCACGCATAAAAATCACGTCGGGGTTTCCACCCGCCCACAGGAAGACCCCCAGTAGTAAAGTTTTCCGAATTAGCCCGTTCCAACATGCGGCGGGCCTCTGAAAATACAGGCATAAAATTCTTGGATCGATTCTGCATGGCCTCTAGCCGAGCCAAGGCTTTGCCTGCGTCACAATCAATCTCAACACGAACAGATTTAGCCATCAGGAAACTCTGACCCTCCTCCATCGGCGGAATGAGGCTATTTCTTCTGGCGTAAAGCCGGTTGTCAAAGGTGCAGTATTGCGTGTCTCCAGATCCCTGATACCCACGACATCATCATGCATATTCTGCATTTCTCGTGCTGCTGCACGCAAAATTGCCAATCGCATCATCTTGATAGCAGATCCGTCCAATCCAGCCGAATATACGATCTGAACCGTGTCGTTCGCAAAAGTACGATAAATGTCAACACCGTAACGACGAACGATAAAGTCAGTACCTTCAGTCAACGTCACGGGATCTCCGCCTGGAGTCGGGCCAGTAACAACAATTGAAGAGACGCTATGAACTGGAGAATTTCTCAAATACACCGTGTACGGAGGCTGAAGAAACGAAAGCACATTGCCAGTCGTATCCAAAGAGTAGTCATAGAAAAACGATGAGTTGGGAATGCCTACATTATTTGATTCAACTTTATAAGACTCGTTAAATGTTTCTATTTCAACAGGTCGGCGAAGGTAGGCTTCAAGTTCACTTTGCAAGCCCTCCAACACATACCCGGCTGCGTGACCTTGCCGATTGCTGAACTTGATGTCCATATACCGTTCAAGTTCTTGGCTTGTTACCAGCATTTTTTCGTCCTCAGAAAGCAAGATAGGAAGGGCATTTTGCCCTCCCTATCTTACAACTTTGCTAAGTGCCTAATCAGAAGGTGTTCAGAAAAGCCGTAAATTGCTCGTTACCTGCGGGATCATACAGGGGCCATTGCTCAGCAAGCCAACTATGCGCCTCCGCATGAGTCTTGCCATAACGCTTCATATACCAGGCTTTCAGGATGAAGCCAGTTCGGCTACGGCCAGCATGGCAATGAACAAGAACATCACGACCCTCACTCAACCAAGCATCAATAGTCTGAAGACAATCCCAAACAACCAGACCCAACTCGTGGTTGTCAACAGAGTTATCAATCAAGTAGATCTCTCGCCTAACAGGAACATGATCAATATGCCCGAATGTTCGGCACAATGACAAAACAGCCGTATCCGGGCTAACAGTTTTTGCTCCCCCCAAATTTGACGCGTAGACTCCAGTAGCGTCCACCTTGGCAGGTAGAGCAACAGGCTCTTCCAATGTCTGAGGAACAACGTTTAAGTTGATCAGGCTTCTAGCAATATCACTTAACTTGGCGTAATTATATGCAAGCCGCGAAGGACGCTTATCCCCCTTTTCATTGAATGGAGAATCAACATGACCATTCAGATATGTCGTGAAACGAGAAGGGATCGCTTGAATCCCGTACAGCGATCCAGCCAGCGCGCCAGCAACACACGCTACAGTATCGGTATCTCCGCCCAAGTTAATTGCTGACACGACTGCATTTTCAAATCTTTCACTGAGCGGTATACCAAATTCGGAATTTTTTACAGCCCAGTACGCTTGCGCAAGACAAACCCACGCTGAACCATTTGAACCTTCAAGCAAGGCTGAATTGGGTTCATCAGGTGAATAATCTTCTAGGATTGAATACGCAAAGGTGATCGGATCACAATCAACCGATTCCTCAATGTAGTCGTATGTTTTAGATTGGGTCATTGCATCAATTGCGGCTTCCATCATTCCGTATGCTGAAACCGCATCTCCAACAATTGCTGATCGAATCATGGTCGCAGCAAGACCGGCACACAGCGCTCCGCGGACGTCATAATGAGTCAAGCGCGCTTGGCGAAACGCAACAGAAAATGTGTCTGCAGCGCTGTAACGGGAACCCCAAATTCCAATTGGGCTTACTCGCATCACCGATCCGTTGCCTCCACTTGCACCACGCTTTGCGTGACCTATGGCAGCAGCGTCTATATAGTTGTGTCCACTGTACAAAGCGCTGGCTGTAGTCGTTCCAACATCGCGCGCTGTTTTCGCCCAATGAACAAACCGGTTAAATATGTCATCAGGGCTGTAGGAAAGATTATTGGCAATCAATGATTCGGCAATACACAATGCCATCTGCGTATCATCAGTGAACTCGGCGGGTTTCCAGCCGAAACCGCCACCGCCAACCATCTGCCCAATACCACCGTGTTTTCCTAATCCGGGGAATTTGTCATATTGGTTTGCTGGACCAAACTCAAACGGTGCGCCCAGAGCATCGCCAACAGCTTGACCCACTAAAGCGCCTATCGCAAAGGGCTTGTACTCATGTAGGTCATCATTAGTAATTCGTTTTGGGGATGGGGATTTAAATGTAGTTTCAAGTAATGTCATGTCAACATGATAGTTGCGAGGACAGGCTTTGACAACTTTTTAGAGATAATTATCAAACACATTTGACCAGGTAGAAGCCATATTTTTGACATCCAGCTCATTTTTTACGATTTCCAGTTGCTCTTTGGCTTCCTTGGATCGCACACCTATATGGCACAACTCCTCCAGGTGTTCCGTCCACTCTTCTTTTGTTGACGCGAGTCTGCCGATTCCGTACTCGTCCTTTAGGCGTCTATATTCTCCGACATCTGACGCAACAAAGGGGATTCCAGCTGATGCGTATTCAATCCCTTTAATCCATGACTTGGCCCAGTTGAAAGGAATGTCGTTCAGCGGAGCTAAACCAATGTCAAACTGAAACGACAGTTTCGCGTATTTCTGGGGATGATGCATGGGTGTTTTGCTAACTTTGTCCCGAGGTATGCCAACTCGATCAGCGAACCAAACTGCTGAGTCAACATGGCCAGAGTGGTGACAGCGAAATCCCTTACTACCTAGAACACCCTGAAGAAGTTCCAGGTCGCCTGAACGGTGAGAAGTTGATCCGACCCAACCGACAACAGGTTTTTTATTACGGAAATATCGCTTATCGAAATCAGCGACCGTTACACAATTATGAACTAGATGAACATTTTTGCAATTGAATTCATTTTTCATCTTGTTGAACAAAAAAGGAGTAGACGATATTACCCCGTCACCCAATTGAATTATTTTTTTGTAATGTTCAATATTTTCGTCTTTATTGAAGTCGGGGTGCGTCAGTTTGTATGCATGGTTATCCTCATGTAAACCCCAGTACCAGTCATCAATATCGTTAAGAATTACTGGTCCATTTGGATTTCTGTTCTCCAGCTTTTCTACGAGCGCACCAAACATCAACCGCTGTAACACAATAATGTCGCAGTCGTAATGGGTGTTACCGAACCAGTCAATAACGCCCATTCCCTTGTCTTTATGATGCACTAGCAAACCCGTTACAGACGGATGCTTAAGGTGTGGCCTATTTTGTTGTAGTCGAACCCAATTAGACCCACCTGGAACTGGACCCTGATCCGTTGTAAGCGTGCGCGACCAATCAGTTGAAGCGATACCAATTTTTACTCTTTTGCCCATCAATTAATCTCCAAGCGTTACCAACGCTGAGACTATAGCAAATCCATGTCAAACGGTATTTGGTGTTAGTTATTGTTATTGCCCTGGCGGCCACGCAAGCGACGACCAACTCCGCGTGAGCCACGAGCCAAAGCCCTCAACATTGCCGCCAAAGCACGACGCCACCACGACGGTCGACGACCATCACGTGCATCTGGGCTAATTTCCTCATCAGGCAAGTTATTAGGGGTGGGCATTTCTTCTCCGTCCGACTGAACAAGAATAGCATCTCAGCACCAACAAGAATTTTACCGATCTGGATTGGGTGGCCTTTCAATGAATCCCGCCTGCTCGGTAAGGCTGGCTGGGGCTTCAACCGGAACCCATGCTTGTGAGTACTTGTGTTGGGCAACTTTCCGGTTCTTAATGAGAGTGCCATCAATCATTAGATCAATTTCATCATTCCTCATGACAAGCATCCTCTTTAAATCGGTTTCCGCATAGCGGCCCGACATAATGATGTCCCTAAAAATGCGAGACATCCTTTTCGCCTGAGTTGCCCCCTTGGCCCTATTCAGGCGGAGATGCAGAAGCATCGCATCAATATCGCCACAGTCTTCATAGATCACTGGAACTAAGCCCTTGTATGTTTTTCTAATGGACTTTATTGAACCCGCAATCTCCCAGCGATAGTGACCATCAATGATGACACCCTTGGACTTCTGAACCACAATAGGTTGCAGCCATCCATAGTCGTCCATGGAGCGTGCGAGTACCTCCAAGTCGGGGGCCAACACATATGATGCCCGCCACGAAGCAGGCTTTAAAGTTGAGCCATCAACCCACACAATATTTTCATTCGGCTTCACATTTACCTCAAATCATCAACGGAATCAAGGGCATCCAAACTAGCCATTTCCTGTGCCTCTTCCATCTGAATCGTATACGCACGAGTCTTCGGCCCAATCGGATTGACAGAAGTGATATTAAACTCGTTTAACAAAATATTTCTAATCAGCCAATGTATCGGATACGAATTCGGATCCTTGGCATGCTTCTTCCTAAACTCCGCTGCGAATGCCATAGCCCGTTTCTTTAAGCCAGGCGTTAGCACATTATCGTCAATGCACAGACGTACGCCCTTCCACCCATCACGAGCGTACATCTTGATCATTTGTTCAACGTCAAACTCCGCCCAGCATCTCCTCTGCGCATCAATTTGCGGAAAGCATTCGTACAGTCGGTCATAAAACTCAGGCTCCGTAGCAACAACATCACCAATACGGCGAATGGCAACAGCGTGCAAAGGAATACCCACTCTGGTATTTGAGCCAGTAATCGCTGCGAGGTCATAGTACTCGCAGTATGAGGCGTTGTGTTCTTCCGTGATGAACTTGAGAACATCGTCAGTCGTCCAGTCATAAATCACCTTCGCAAATCTCAGCGGAATTGACTTCTTCATACGAAACGGTACATTGATGTAGTTCTCATGCAACTTTTGAACACACGACCGATATCGGATCATTGACTCATTTGCTCTAACGCCAGTAATAAACGCCGTTCTACCCTTCTTGCCCTGCATTGTGTAATAGTCAATTGATTCGGGAATTGCTTGGGACGGATTTAAACCGAAATGTTCAGCCGTAATCGCCCAATGTGGCATATCTCGATAAAGACGCCCCTCTTTTGCTCGTTTCGGAGACCAGAGAAGACAATACTCCCTCCTACCCAGCACCCAGATTTCTTGGCCCTGAGGAAGGCAATACCACTCCATATCAACCCAGTCGTAGTTTCGCACCTCCTCAATAAATGACAACACCGCTGGAGAAACCATCTCTTCATCACGGAAAATAACCTTCACAGGTCCGAGGTTCCGTTCCTCGTGAATTTCCTTGGCTAGGTACAAGATCGCTGTTGAATCTTTGCCTCCAGAAAACTGCACGCAAACGGTATCAAATGTGTCGTAAACATGGCGCATTCGCTCGCGCGCCGCATCAACACAGTTGATATCAAGAAACATACGTTGCCGAGTCATAAGGCTTCTTTGGGCATCAAATTTTTGTGGATTTTACGTAGCCGCTCTAGACGCTCAACACGAATGTTTTTCTTGATGTTAATATGCGATCCCGGTTTTGCTCCGAGCATCTCAGCAATTTCTGTTTTTTTGAAACCAATATCAACTAGATCCTTCACAAGTTGCTTGGCTTCGCCTGCTGGAACCCACGAATACGGGTGCGGATCAATTGCAGCAACACCAAGTATGCGGTCACTTGTATTTTTACGAATCTGGTCGCACTTGCCCTGTCGAATTCGTAGAAGCCTAGATACAGCAACTCCTGAGCGTTCAGAAATCGTTCGTAACCCGATCTTCTTTTGCCCCAAAAACAGTAAGTGAATTCTGGCATTCCTAGCATTTACCATTCGTACGGGTCGAGCCTCAATGCCTAATTTTTCTCTACGCCGTTCGCGAGACATGTTCAATTCATACACTCGGTGCGCCTCTTTGCACTCATTACACCTACATCCACTTGCATAGGTTGAATGTCTGCCATGAGTGACAGGCTTCCGACTATTTGCTGTCATATTTAATCCTCAGAAGTCAGCGTGCGCGTCAATAAAATTCATAAGCCGTTGCGCTGTTGTATCACCATCAATTGATGGCTCCGTTCTCAACCAACGAATAAACGAATACCATTTAGCCTGCTGGTCAGCATCATCAAAAACCAAAGAGTATTGAACGACGGCTTTAGTTGATCCAGACGCACCAATACCAGTGCTTCCCGTCGCCGCAACAGAACGAGCGTCAACATTCATTGATGGAACAATCTTCGCCCCATCTTCAGTCTGCTCTACAGCAATGTTTTGAATTGGTGCGGAATCTGGGTTAACAATCACGGGCGCTACATATCCCGACTCTTCAAGCGAGTCCAATCTGCTTGCCTGAATATCCAACGCTGCTAGCTCAAACTCATCCCACTGAAGATCAACGAGCAGATCTGAATACGACTCAACTACCGTACCCAGCATGTCGTTCAGAAGTTGAGGGTCGGTATAACCCAACTCAGTCGTGCGATTATCTGCCAGAGCAAAAGCTACAGCCTCCTGTTCGGACGAATCAAAAATAACAGCAGCTATCTTTGACCATCCCAACTGCCTTGCAGCCCGCACCTGATGATTGCCCGCAATGACCGTATAGGTCCCATCAGTATTATCCCGAACTACAATTGGTCGAAGTTGTCCGAATTGCTCATAGGACGCAACAATTGCATCAACATTGCCCTTTCGAGGGTTGCCCTCAAGATGAACCAGTTTGTTTAAATCTATTGTTAACGCCTCTAGCGATTTATCAATTTTTTCCGTCATGTCATACTCCTAGTTCCATGTCCGAAACTTCAACAATGTCAACTTTAGCGCTGAACAGAAACTCTCGCACCCTGTTCCAATCCTTGTAGGACGAGTCCGAAAAGCACACCACTTTACGAACGCCAGAACTCGCAATTTGTTTAGCACATCCAAAACATGGAGGTCCGTTGACTATCAATGTCGCCCCTGCTCTTTGGGCAGGATCAGTCCACAATAGAGCATTAGCCTCTGCGTGCTGAGCGATGCAATTATCGTAAACACTACCGTTAGCCGAATTCATACTTAACCTTGGGCAGAAACCTTCCGAGCAATGGCCCATCCCTGGGGGCGAACCGTTATAGCCGAAACCAATTACTCGCCCAGTTTCTTCCAAAACAACAGCGGCATATTGCTTTTTGGAACAGGTTGAAAACTGATGGGCCATCACCGGCAACACCTTCAACCAATTCCGTTCACGACGCAAAATCATGAACTTACTTGCTGTCTCACATTTGCCGCCAATGTCCGCAACGCATCAATACTCGTCCTCAATGAAGACAACTTCTCGCGTTTTGCTTTCACCAAGGCCTCGGACACCTTCCAAGCAAAAATTTCGCTCTCTAACTTATAATCCGACCAGGCTTCCCGTTCCCGAATTGACCCCTTCGCCGACAAGTACTCTTTCGCCCAAGCCGACTTATAGGTCGCTTCCTTGTTCGCTGCATCCTGTGCAAGAACCTCAAAGGTTTCGGTTTCATCTTCTAACATGCCCGTCAAGCGAAGAATTTCTTCTTCAATCTCAACTTGGCTAATAGGTGCGGATCGACGCATACTTCTCCCTCAAACTTAGTTAGTTGATAATTTTAAAAATTGTTGACCACAACATTGGCCACTCAGTTGAATGTCTCACCAAGATTCGTCGATGCCACGTTGGGTTAGAACCCTCTTCTAGAACCCTCATACGAAGTTCATCAATCAGCAACTCTAATTCGTTGACCTTCTCCCGAGTCATACAAAGTTCTTCCTCCAACCGCATCCGCGACACTTGAAGGTCACCAATAATTGCATCATGTTCCATAGCGTTCCTCCACAACCGACCAGTCAACTTTGTCCAAGGCCAACCTGTTACCACTTGGCCACTGAAACCGTTCCGTTCCCATTAAGCATCGCCCCATTTCCTCCAAAATCCAGGCATCACACATATCATCTGCACCGGAACCTGACCAAACAATTCCCGTTCTGGCTGATACAGCAGAAAGCACCTCGGCCTTACTTGAGTTCCCCTTCCCCGTAGCAAACTTCGCCCTAGCCGTAGGGGCCACCTCGGTAAACGGGATCCCTGCACGCCACAAACTCACCCTCACAACACCACCAAGTTCTCCGATGGAATGCGCTTGACTATTGCGACTGGAAAAAGAGTAACCCTCCACGACAACTGCTGGATTCTCGGCCTGCCTTACGACACCTAATATTTCTTCGGACATGATATGAAGCCGTTCAGCTCCCTTTTTGTTAGTTGAGATACAGGTAGTTGTATCGTTACCCGAAATGCCCGTTGATGTCAACGACAAATCCAAACCAAAAACTGTAATCACTACGAATCCTTCAAAAAGTTCAGAACATGTTTGGGGCGACGACGCCTATTGAATGCCCAAACTTCTTTCCATCTTTGGGGTCCCGTAATTACATGAAGTTGCCCATATCGCTCTCTTTCGCTAATTAGTGGAGTCTTCTCAATTTCACCAACGCTGAACCGAGTCTCAGAAGGATGGTAAAACTTCACCTGATAAATAGGTGAGTCTTGAGATATCCGCACCCACTGGTTAAACTCAACCCTAAACGCATACGATGTTCCGCGAAACCACTCGTAAATATTGAACTGACCTCGAATGGGTTCTGGATTGGTCTGACCCTGGGCGGATTGAACCGTCATCACAACATCAGGATCATCCGAAATAAATATCCAAAACGGCAACAAACCTAACTGAACAATCCCATGTTCAATGTCTGCGGTATTCAGCACTCTGCCCAAAGAGGCTGAAGGGAGGGAGCAGTTTTCCTCATCAAACTCCACATACATATGCCCGTGATCGTCTTGCACCACCCTAAAGCGCAAATCGTAATTAACCGAAATGTTAAACGCTGACAATACATAGTCATTGAATGCTGGACATCGCCGCGCATCCCCATCAACAGGGATCGTTTCTCTCACGGGGTGAAAAGCGGGATGAGCCGCCAATGTGGCCCCAATGTCTGTTGAGCCTCCCGCTGCACAGTAACCGACCCTAATCATCGCCTTGTTCTTCCCAGCCATGAATAGACAGCCCTAGTTCAAATGCCAATGCTGGATGATCACCTATCCGTCTATGGCACGGCCTACACACCGCCAACAGGTTGCGTTCATCAAGAATTGATCCACCTTGTGAACGTCGTTTGAGTTCATGAATATCTACCGACGGTTGAGCTACATATGTCACCAAGCCGTCATACTTGGCAAATATTGGACACGCCTGACACATAGGGCGCTCCTTGAGGAGACGCTCTACCAACGGACGACGTTCCCGATACTTTTTTTCTGTCTTCTTGGAGCGAGGTCGCAAGGGACCTGATCGTCTTAATCCCTTTTTCCGCTCCACTTTTTAGGATTCCGTTGGTGAACTAGCTTCTGGCGAACCACGACGCTTGTTGCGCCATTCCTTCATATAGGTTCGCTGATATTCCTTATTGCCCTCAATGCACGGTTGACAGCGACAACCGCGTACATAACCTGTTCGGTTGTGTACAAGCTTTCTCGCTGTTTTCACTTCAGTGCTTTCGGGGTTTGTGGCGGTGTTCAACTGAAATCCTCCGGTGTGATATTTTCAAAGTCCCAGTGGCCATCTAGCGTAGACCAAAGAGCCCTGTCAATGACGGTGTCTTCCAGATCATACTCGTACATGAGTTCTTTGTGTCGCCGAATCGCCCTTTGGAGGGTGAGCAATTTTGTCATTGCATCATCTTCAATTTCAACACCTGTGTCAATCATCAAAGTTACTTGATTTAGCCGATTTTCAACATGGAAACGAAAACGATCAATTTTCTTTTTCCTCATTTCGTAACTAGCCAATGATTCGGTGAGTAGGATACTGCCCCCGTCAATGGCGGAGTATCGTTCCGTATCCATCTCCGCATCAGCCTCAATTCGCTCCAACTGCCCATCCAGGTTCTCAATTAGAGCAAGAAGCGCCTGTTGCCATCTGTGCCAGTTTGTTTTCTGCAACAAAAACGCTCGACTATCTCTCGTTGCCCTGTTCTTGACTTCTTCGGCAACCAATTTGGCAAAAGCGTCATCATTCATGGCTGGCTCACTTACCCCACGCTGGGCATGCTGATTTGAACGCACACCAATTGCAAAGCGTTGATTTGACTGGCTCAAAATTTCCTGTCTCACAGCGATGATCTATTCCTTCTTTTGTTTTAAGAATTACCTGTGTGGCATCTTCTATTCGTTTTGTTGTGACTTGCCTAGATAATACGACCGGCTTTTTAAGGTATATGAGATCAAGTCGTTTTGCTTCACCTATACCCATGCTTAGCATCAGCGCGGCATAAACCGAAAGTTGGAAAAACTTATCCTCTTCCCACTTAGCCGCTGGAACCTTGCCCGTTTTGTAGTCGGAAATAACAATTTTCCCATCAGTTTCATCAACTGTAAACCTATCAATGAAACCCTTGAGTTGAACTCCTTCTACCGACCCATTAAGTTCAAACTCAATGCCGTCTAATTCTGTTTCAGTAGGCTTTTCTACTTTCCACAAGTTTTCAATACAAAACCAAGCGTTCCACCGAAAATTGTTAAAAGCAGTCGGATGGACATAGCCTTCTACCTCCATTACATACTTGTCATCCCAGATTTTTCTAGCAATGTTTCGTGCCGTCTGCTGATCGCGCATATCTGGATCAGTTGCATATAAAACTTCTAGCACTTCATGAACGAAATTTCCAAGCAAACTTGCCTCGCTGGGCGGCTCTGGAAGTCGATCAATACGCGAATATTTAAACCGCAATGGACACTGTTTGAAGGTGTTGATAGACGACGGCGACAAATATTCAGGCGCTTTAAGTGCTGACACTACTCAGACACCTCTTCATTTTCAATGATTTCCATTCCACCCAGAATCAACCGAGTCGTTTCAATCGTAACCGCCTCCAAGTCCGTCAATGTCCACTCGCCAACATTCTTCGGCACTGGACGGCCTCCGCTGTATGACAACCAAAATTGCTTAAGTTTGGGTTTGTCATCATCGGGAAGTTCGTTTCGGAGTTCCATAAACCGCTCGTATGCGCTGGTGACAGCAGGATCCACGGGGAGAGGAGCAGATTCCATCGCTAACTCAATTTCCATCGCTTCAATATCCCGAGCCAAATAAAGACCTACACCGAACTGTTGGAGGGCTTTCTTCGTAGCATCCGAAACAGCGCCCTTGAACTCGTCACCCAAATCAACGATCTCATTGTCTTTACGAGAACGCTTGATTTTTTGCCCACCAAAACCATCATGAATGACATGACGACCATCAATATGCGCGCTAACACGAACATGAGCAACAACCCAGTCGGGATCTGACTGATCTCGTTCGCAACGAAGAATCTCGCTTGACCACCCACCGACACCAAGAACACGGTTCATTCGATTCGTTACTTCCGCAATTGGAAGGTATGTAAGTGATGCTCCACCCTTACTGACCGTGCGCTCCATCTCCTGAGGAAACGGCTCACTCAAACGCTCATACACCTGATCCATGACTTTTCCTTTCACTTAGCCTTCCGCAGGCTGATTTTGGGTACAGATTCGCCAGACTCACAATAATCATCGGCATCTACGCCAATTTCTCGCAACGTTGTTACTTTCCAATACGAAATTCCTGCGAACTGAAGTAGTTTCGTAATCATCTCTTTTGTTGACAACTTGATTTCTCCAGTATCAAGATCAACAGCCATACGCTCAATGCGCTCTGCGACAACCTCGGCAATCTCAGCATGACGCCAAGCTTTTCGTGACTTGTCATAAATCTTTTCAACGACGGATCCATCTTCTCCAACAATCGGATCTCTGTCCGCCAGTAGTTGAATCAGAATCTTTTCCATTTCGCCATACGCCTCAGCCAGGTCAGATTTCAGGTGGCTGATTGCGATCAGAAGTTCACAAGCTGCTTTTTCGCTTAATGATTCGTCTTCTTTAAGGGCTGAAACTCGATCATAAAAGTCAAGCACTTGCTTATTGAAATCAATAACCCAATCGGGTAGGTTTTCTTGCAACAGTATCTCCTGACCTAAACGGGTAGTAACCCCGGTTTTGTCAGACGATAATAGCCGCCCGCTTTCTCTGAGGCAACCCTAGACCAGCAAGAAAAGTAAAGGCACTAACCGCCGAGTCAACTTGGTCATCATGATTAGCGGCTTCTGGGAAGGAAGCAAACTCATCCATCCATTCCGTCAACCAATGCCCTCTAACGACTCGCACATTTCCGTTCGCAACCGCTGCCGCAAAAGGACGCGCCCTGGTTAGCTTGTCTCCAGTGGATCGGATACCACTGAAATCGTACCCTGGTACGACATAACGGGCGTATTGGTCGCAAAGCGCCTTACCAGATGATCCTGGTTCCTGTTCCATTCGAATAGAAACAGCCGGTCCATCTTCGTAGGCGGTTTGGGCTATTAGTTGTTCAACTTTGTCACCTTTAGCACGTATTTTTTTTACATCTAAGATATAAGCAATTCCTTGGTCAAACAGCATGAGGGTCCCGACAGTCCAGTCAGGATCAGGATTGCTCTGAGAAGGTTCAGTGGCCGCCAAGTCCCAAAACCGTACAATTCGGGCAGAAGAACTGATCTGGGGAACCTCGTGACCGTCAATGATGATAAAAGACTCCCGCTCGAAGAGCGATCCAAGTGTCGTTGACCACCAATCACCTTCCTCTAGACGGCGGCGCTCAACCGGATCCAAGGCTTGCAGGGACTGTCGATAGGATTCAGCGTCAATACCTGGGTTGTCGGTCAGTTTAGAGGGTACAAAAATTCTGCCGGTGGAATGTCCTTCCACGATGAAGCGTTGTCGAACCCAGTTGGGGGCTGGGTTTGAGGCAGCCCTCATGCGCAGTGGCACCTTGGCTAACGGTCCGGATGCTGGACGGCGAAGTCGAGAGAATAGGTAACGATAATCGTTCTCCCGTATTTCTGTAACTTCATCCATGCCTATGAATTGAAATTCAGCACCCTTATATCGAAGATAGTCCTGGCTGTTGTTCAAATATCCGAATGAAATACGAGCTCCCGATGGAAACATGGCTGTATAATTATTCGCGTTCCATCTAATATCATCATACTGAGCAACCCACGACTGAAAGCGATCCATGATCGCTCCAGGGAGTGCCAGGTCTGCATAAGTGCGACGGAAAAGAATAGCCGAATAACCAGGCGTGTCAACAAACTGCAATGCCGCCATAAGGAGAGCACTTGACTTGCCACCACCAGCGGCACCCCCAAACAAAGCCTCCAAAGAATTTGTCCTCAGAAACACTTTTTGAGTGACGGATGCTTCCTCTGGACAAAATAAAGGTTTCTTGGGTTCCAGAAATTCTAAAACCTGTTTCCAGTCAGCCATAAGCCCTCCGGTTTACACAATTAGGTTAGTATAAATCTAGAAAGATGAGGTAGACGTTGAAACGACTGGCAAATCGGACACGAAAAACAGCTTTTTGGATCAAAAATCGCAATTGGCGAGGTATAACCGCCAATATCATGATGCTTTCATTTATAATTTTTACATCGGTTGGTGCGGCTTTGCTGTTGCCTGCCGCAGGTTTTATAACCGCAGGCATTGCTTGTGGCATGTTCGGCTACCTACTGGGGTCTGATTAAAGATGGCATGGAACTCTCGGCAGACCAAGAACCTCGGTAGCGACACCAGTTCAAAAGCGATGCCACTAGGTCCTGGAGCGCCAGTATCCGTAAACACGGGTCTAGCAGGTCGTGCCTATCGTGACTCCTGGGATATTGAACGCGCATATCGCGAGGGTATGCAAAAGGTTGTCTGGGTAAATCGATGCATTGATGCAATCGCTGGAAACCAAGCCCGACTTCCAATGATCCTCCGTAAGGACAACAGCCCAAACGGTCAAGTAATAGATCGCAAACATGCCCTACTAGACATCTTCAACTCAAAAGCCAATATTGGCGAAAACGCTTTCGTCTTCCGATACAGAGTTTCCAGCCAGTTACTTATGTCATCTCGTGGCGTTTTTATTGAAAAAGTCTACGGACGCGATGGTGGAATCATCGCACTAAACCTGCTACCACCACAGCACACATCGCCAATCCCAGATCCAAAGCGTTTCGTTGCTGGATACCAGGTTGATCTCCCCTCTGGACACAAGCAAATCGTCAAAGCCGAAGATGTGGTGTGGATTCGTCGTCCACACCCGTTAGATCCGTACCTATCTCTTACGCCCATGGAATCAGCGGGTATTGCAATTGAGATTGAAAACCTGGCTCGGATCTACAACCGAAACTTCCTTCTCAACGATGGTCGGCCTGGAGGACTACTCGTTCTCCGAGGTGAAATTGACGACGACGATAAAGACGAACTCAAGAGCCGTTTTAGAGGAAACCTCAATCGGGCTGGTTCCGTATCGGTTATCTCATCAGACGACGGCGCTGATTTCATTGACACCGCTTCCAACCCCAGAGATGCCGCCTATGTACAAATGCGTCAACTCACCAAGGAAGAAATCCTCGCAGCTTTCGGTGTACCCGAATCGGTAATTGGCAACGCATCTGGTCGAACATTCTCAAACGCCAATGAAGAAATGCGTGTCTTTTGGATGGAAACCATGATGCCCCATCTGGAGCCAATCGCGCGAGCCTATGATGAACTTGACCCCAAGTACTACATTGATTTCGATACCAGTGATGTTCCAATCCTGATCATGGCCAAACAGGAGCGGGAACGCTACCTCATGGACGAATTCAACAATGGTCTAATTTCAGCAAACGAATATCGTGAAGGTAGCGGGCGCAAAACGCTTGACTCCGAAATTGCCGATCAACTACTCAATAGCCCACAATTGGTTCCAATTGCCAACACAGAAAAACCTTTCAGTATTGAAGAGCAAACCCCCATTGCTGAGGCAGGAGCAATACCTGGCGGGCCAGATCAAATGCCCCCCAGAGGAGAACAAGCACCTCCCCCTGGCCCTGGCGGTGAACCAGGTGGCCCAGGAACAGCGCCTGGCGGTAGCCCCACCTCACCAGCCGCCGAAACACCCGCTACCGCAATTGAACCAGTTCCCGAAGGTCAACTATCTGCTGGCTACGGTGGCATAGAAACCAAAACTGCTGATACAGCGGCTTACTACGATGAATGGGACACGAAGGCCGAACAAAGCGTAGATCGTTGGACAGAGATCCTGGATGCGTCACTTGAACGAATCTTTCAGCGTCAGCAACGGGTAGTTCTTGAAAAGGCTTTTGGCGCAAAAGCACGCAAGGCGATGAAGGACAACTCACTCACTGTTGAAACAGTCTTTGACATTGACGCATGGAATCGTCAGTTGCGAGATGACATCACGCCAGTGATCAACGGAATCATCGCTGATGCGTCCGAAAATGTTTCGTTAGAAGCCAAAATGGACTCAACGCCCGATCCAGTTGAAGCGGCTGAATATGTTGAGTCTCAAATGACTCGCATGGAAAAAGTGAACGAAACCACCAAGGAAGAAATCTCTGCAGCTCTTCTCGTCGCTATGGCGCTCGGCGCAGAGGAAGACGAACAGAGGAACAGTCTTCTTCGAGCAGCGCTAGCAGCAATCTTCGCCAACCTTCTCGGTAAGAGGCGCCGCATTATTGCCGAACACGAATCATCAACGGCTTTCAATGCTGGAACATATCTTGCTGGTCGGCAAATTGGCTCTTTGTCAAAGCGTTGGGTTAGCCGACGAGATGAACGTGTACGCGACGCTCACCGTGTTCTAAACGGCCAAAAGGTTGGATTGACAGAAACCTTCAATGTTGGTGGTTTTCCTCTCCGCTTTCCTGGTGATCCCTTGGCTCCGCCGTCGCTCACCATCAACTGCCGTTGCCGTCTACGGTTCACTAATGACTAATGGCCCCACGCAGACCTCTTCGTATAGAGCCGTACAATAACGATGCGGTAGATGCCGACAATGACGGCATCGTCCAAGAAGACACAGCCTGGGAACGCCCAGCAGGAACTCGCCTCCTTGATGCGCTAGGTCAAGCAATCCGCAACGGGATGACTTCCCAAAGTCGCCCATCGGGAATACGAGTCGTTGACCGAGACGGTAATCCTGTGGCCTACAAGCCACGAGCAACCCCGGTTGGCAAAACACCCAAACCTAGAAGTCCGCTTGGCCCCACATTGGGTGATAGGCAAAGAACTCTGGGAGAAATGATCCCGTCACTAGGACAAACCATCGGCACTCTTGAAGATCGACGCAAGCCGAAACCAATCAGAGTCAGTCAGGAAGATGCCAAACCGCGTCAGGCTGAACCCCCAAGAAAGTTCACTGTTCCAACATTTACCGCGCCTCTGCTTGGCGAGCAACTCATGTCCAAACCTGGATTCACATCGAAAGATCTGTTTGATAAGGACACTGGACGGTACATCAAGGAACGACGCAAACTTCATCGTTCAATTGTTGGGTTTTATCTGCAGAAGGCAAAGCCCAGATCTCCAGAATCGCAAGAAGAAAAAACTGTTTGGTTTTTGGGTGGTGGCGCTGGTTCAGGTAAATCTAGCGCGATCAAGAGCGGCGCTATTGGTGTCCCGTCCGACCTGCTTCGCGTAGATCCAGACGAAATAAAAGATTTCATTCCCGAATATCGCACATGGCTATCTGGTGGCGACGGACGAGCGGCAGAGTTCGTCCACGAAGAATCAAAACACATTTTTGAGCACACCGTTCACGGTTTGGTGCAGCTCAACGCCGACTTTGTGTATGACACAACCGGTAATGGTTCTTACGACAAAATGGCAAAGAAGGTTCAAGACCTTCGGCGCAACGGCCATGTCATCAAAGCCCGATATATGACCATCAGCATTGACGAAGCGATTCGACGCGCAGAACTCCGTGAACAAACGACTGGCCGTCGTGTTCCACGACATCAAATCATTCACAACCACCAAGAAGTATCCACCAATGTGATTCGTGGTATTGCTGACGGACTATTTGATGAACTTGAGTTATACGATAACGACGGATCGCAACCAACAAAGATCCTTGAAGTTAAGAATGGCAAAGTCAAGATCCTTGACCCGCAAGCCGTTGACCGATTCATGGCGAAATCCCCTTCGTTGAGTCGATCCCCTGGCAAGACTCCAGCAGGAGTTCATGAAGATCTTGAAAAAGGAAAGTCAGCTTCCAATGTTCTGGGACAAACTTCCAGGGTCGATGCCAGAACCGCGTGGGCTGGATACCTTGCAGATGACTACAAAGAAATGAACTATGTGCTTCGTGAAGGTGGAGACGGTCTATCCGACGAGGAATACAACGAGGTAGCACAGAAAATCAACGATTTTGATGAGTACTTTGACCACGCAAGTTTTTCACTGATCCAGCCTGTGAAGGTGTACAGAGGAACTCAGGAATACCTTTCGGATGACATTGATGTTTCTGAACTTGCCCCTGGTGAGGTGTACAAACTTTTATCCGCTCCTGAGATCGGAACCAAGTTTCGCGAAGATGCCTACTCCTCGGCTACTGAAAGTCTTGATATTGCCGAAGACTTTGCACTCGGGAAGGCCGATGTGGAATCCCTGAGCTATTCGGAAGGGCCATCTATTCCCGTTGTGATGGAAATTAATATTCCTCCCGGTCTCAGGATGCTTCCAGGAACCACATATGAGAAAGAAGTGATCCTTGAGCGGGAAACACGGTTCAAAGTTGTTGACTACATCACGCAATACACAGAAAGTGGCGATTCCTATCAGTTGTTGAAAGTTGTTGCAATTCCTCCTCGCAAAAAGCAACAGCCACTAGAACTAGCGGAGATTGATGATGACTACTAAAAAAGATCCGCGCCAACCGCACCGCTATCATTTTTCACTAAGTGAACTAAAGCGCGATCGATCATCGGCGCCCTCATTTCAGCAACCGGTATCACAGGACAGATTCCTTGACATGATGAAAGGCGACACGCCTATTACTCCAGGTAGTCAAGAAGAAACAGATATAAATCAAGCAAAAAACGGCGAAGTTATATTAGATAACATATGGACGCCTGGCGATACTTACACCACAGAAGAATGGCGAAAAAATTTGGATGATTCCCTTGACTAACTAAAAACTTCGGTTAGTATGCATATCGCCACCCCCGCAGCTCGGGTCGCTCTAGGCTGCTGGAGGTGGCACTTCACTCTCTAACCGAAAGTTAATTATGAAACAGTTACTAGCAAGCATCGGCTTCGTATCTATTATGGGAATTTCAGCGTGTGGTGGCGATACCGTATATGTAATTCAGGAACCCACAACAACAGTTCCCAAAAGCACAACAACAGTCACTGAAGCGCCAGCAGAAACTCGACCCCCTGTGAGTTTGCCGTCTGGAGGCGGACACAACTCCAGTTACGATCCTGACGCCTACGACGACGCAATCTGGAGTGAAGCCAACGACTTCTGGTGGTTGTTCTCCACGGAACAACTCCTTCAGATGGGTTTGATTATCTGTGAAGAGTTTGACCGAGGGCAAACACTTGATCAGGTGACTGCCAGCATGGTTGAAATCCTCATCAATACCGGAACTGCTGACCTGATGGAAGGCACAGCCGTCATGATGGCCTCCGCGTTGTTCCACCTATGTCCCGAGCATAGTTGGTGGGTTTCCACCATCTAGTAATGCTTGACATGATCAGTGAAATGTTGGATCATGTACGCACATAACTGAAGGGACGCTCATGACATTGACCTATGGGTCACTTTTCTCGGGAGTTGGCGGCTTTGACCTCGGCTTTGACCAGGCTGGCTACGAATGCCAATGGCAAGCCGAGTGGGATAAACACTGCCAACAAACACTCGCACACCATTGGCCCAACACCAAACTTTATGGCGATGTGCGTGAAATCTCCGGGAAAGAACTCACCCCCGTTGATGTGATCACCTACGGATCGCCATGCCAGGATCTTTCCGTCGCAGGAAAACGAGCCGGTATTGAGGGCGGTCGATCCTCAATGTTCTTTGAAGCCACACGAATCATCCAAGAAATGCGAGATGCAACACATGGAACCTATCCAAGAATCACTATTTGGGAAAATGTCCCCGGAGCTCTCAGTTCCAACAAAGGAGAAGACTTCCGGGCCGTCCTCCAAAAATTGGATGACATCGGGGCATTGGCGCAATGGTGGAGTGTCCTGGACGCACAATACTTCGGAGTCCCCCAAAGGCGTCGACGAGTGTTCGTCGTCTCTGTCTTTGATCCTGCAGTCGCAGAACGAGCCGGGTCTGGAGAAATATTCCCTCTCGGGGAAGGCCGCCGAAGGAATCTTAAGAAGAGCAACAAGACGAGGGAAGACTCTTCCTCCCCTCTTGGATGAGGCGCTAAGAAATGTGGTGGACAAAGCGGCGGAGAGCCCAAAGTGACTCTGATTTTGAAACTTGGATAGAGGGTGGGGTGTGTCCAACATTGAACGCATTTGATAACACTGGAGACAGCCGAGCCACCGTGCTTATCTTCACCGCCCAACGAGTCGGTGAACCTCCCCGAATTTATGAAGATGTCACCCCTGCTTTGCTAAGCCGAATGGGAACTGGAGGGAATAACACTCCAATGATTGTTTTTAGTCATACGCAAGGTTTGGATGCTCAGCCGTCAGAAGTGGCTAGCCCAACACTTCGAAGCAATGGAGGTGGCATGGCTGTGGCCTACAACTTTGATGAATTTAACTTCACTGGTGGTGAAGAAGTTCATCACTCAATCCGTTCTGGGACACGACAGTCAACGGGTGTGGTTGTTTATCCTGATCCTGCTGGTTCCGGGATTGTTGACAATGATGGGATTACTGTGGTTGCTCCCATTCAGGATGGCCGTGATATAGATAAACATCAGAACGGTTTGGGTGTGGGTGGCGTTGGCGATCCTATGTACACCTTGGATACTACTGGCGGTCAGGCTGTTGCTATTGGGCATGATCCGATTGTGTTCACTCAGAATCAGCGTGATGAGGTTCGTGATTTGAACGGGGTTGCTGGCGGTTTGCAGGCATCTCAGGGTTCGCATCAAACTAATTATGTTGCAACTCAGGATGGTTCGGATCAAGCGGTTCGTACCACTGTGGTAAGAAGGTTGACTCCGGTTGAGTGTGAGCGTCTGATGGGTTGGCCTGATAATCACACTTTGTATCGTGCCGACGGTAAAACGAATAGTGATTCCACCCGATACAAGATGTGCGGTAATGGTGTTGCAACACCGGTTGCCCAATGGATCGCTGAGCAGATTAAACCGTTATTGGAGGAAAACTGATGGGCGGCTGGGGATATCTATTGACCTTACCTGTTCTACTTGCACTCATTCTTGTAGTCGGCTCTCTACACGATGATTAGATAAATCTAACCGACCGGGAGTTCTGTTATATAAAACTTTAAACAACCAACAACGAAACCCCCAAAAAAAAATTTTTGAGAGGACCCTATGCACGAATTAGTATTTCAACCAACAAACAACATCAACAACCTCATTGAAACATTAAAAAACAGCGAACAAACAATCTGCCACCAAGCAGCAAACATGCTCCAACAACTACAAACAGAACTAGCTCACACACAACACCAATACAAACAACTACAACAAAAACTCACTCAATGACCAGTTACCACGAAGCCACACAGCACTACACCCTACGATCCAACAACGCCCACAACGAACTACAACGCTGGCTCAACCTCCCCAACAAACAACCCGTCATCAACACCCTCCAAAACCACAACAGCGAAATCTTCGAAAACCTCCAACCCAAAGACATACAACACGTCGTACAACACACCGAAAACGCCCTCGGACCATCATCCAGACGCATCGGAGAAACAGTCACACCCATCCGAGACTGGAACCCCAACTATGCGTTCAACCACGTACTACACCACGTAACCGCACAACTACAACACCTACCCACCTGGCAAGAATTCCGAAACTACGCCTCCCAAGACCCCCACACCCGCACCATGCTCTGGGAACCAGCCCAACAAATCAGCCAACACGCCCACACCGCAGGCTGGACCACCACACACATCAAAAACGCCATGCAATGGCGCATCGGCAACGCCTACTACTCATTCATCCGAGAAGCCTACATCGTCGCCCAACTCAACAACGCAGGACTCACCCCCAAATACCACCCACTCGTCGACTCCCTCTTCAAAGTAGACCTCTGGGTCAACAACACCAACATCAACCTCTACATCGGCAACCACATCTACCGACACAACCAAACCGGACGCAAAACCACCTCCACACAACTCCTCAACGACGCCACACCCCCCTACAAAAACATAGACATCCAACTACCCACACAACACACCTACGGCAACGTACACCTACCAAAACAAGACGCCATCAACACCCTCCTCAACCAACTCTAAAAAACAGCGGCCAACAAACAAAAACACCCCAACACACAATGGCAAACCACAACTACATCACCCAACTCCTAGAAAAAATACAACAACAAGAAAAAACAATCCAACAACAACACAACAGACTCACCACCCAAGAAAAAACCATACTCAACCTCATGCAAGAAATACAAGAAGCCGAAACAACAACAAAACAACTCACACACCACACACAACAACTCATCGACCACATCATCAAAACCAAACCCCCCATCCCCACACAAACCCTCCACAACCTCCAACAAACACTCACCGAAACAGAAACAATCCCCATCTACCAACACCCCTAAACAATGACCAACAAAACCATCGACATCGCCCTCACCATCATCAGCGCCACCATCACACTCGCCATCCTCGTCACCATCGCAATCACCGGACGAGACTAAACACACCCCACCCCAAACCAGATAAATCTAAACAGAATAAGCCCATAAGGGGCTGTAATTACTCCCCCCCATAGGTTGACGGCGGGTCGGAAGTCCCGTGACGTCGTTGGGTTGTTGGCTGCTGTTGTGTCGATGTTCCTGTCGATGTTCCTGTCGATGCTGCCTGTCGATGCTGCTGCTTGTTGCTGCTGCCCGTGTTGTGGCTGCCCGTGTTGTGTTGGTTGGTGTGTGGTTCGGGGGCGTGTTTGGGGAGGGTGTTTTTGGGTAGGGGTTGGTTGTGAGTGTATCCGCTCAGATGCGTCATGTCAACTCGTTGGGGTGTGACATTGTTGACATGACTGGGGGTTGACATGGCTAGGGTGGTTTTGTAGTATCAATGTTGTTGGGAGAGAGGCTCCCCGAGAGGCAGAAAGGACAGTGCCATGAAGGTCAATCTCAGAGAGTGGAAGGAGGGCGAGTTGATGGTCGGGTATCAGCAGTTTGAGAAGGACCTGGCCGACCTTGCTCGCCACGTGGAGCATTACCAGGGTCTCATCAAGGAGTGGGGCATTGAGCAGGTGGTCGCCCACTTCGCAGGCCTGGGCGCGGCCTCAGGGACCATCGGGTCGGAGTTCCATCGCATGGTGGCCGACGCAAATCGCCTGGTGGGAACCAAGTTCCTGGTCGGAGTCCTCCGAAACCAGGAAGAGCAGGCCGAGGCCTGAGCGACCGAGGGGGTCGGCCCGAAAGGGTCGGCCCTCGTCAGTTCCCCCCCAAAAAACCCAACAGGAGTTGACATGGACTGTGGGGTGGGGTACAGTGAAACACATCGGGAACACAAGGTTCCCACCGACACAAGGAGGCAACCAATGAGCGGAACAGCAGACGGATGGCGTGACCCCGCACGAGACCACGCCCTCGCATTCACCCTGAAATGGGCAGAGCGAACAGGCAAAGACCCGCATGGGACAGAAGCCGAAGAAGTGTACGAGCAAGCGTTCCTGGATGCTTGTGACGCAATGGACGCAAGCCGATGAGATACGACATCAAACAGAACTACGACACCGGTCTCTACCATGTCGTGGACACAGCCTGTGGCAACGCCCCCCTGTGGGGTGAAGAGTACGCCGACCGAAGCGAAGCCGTGAAGCGAGCCAAGCAGTTGGATCGGACAGCATTACCGATTCCGAGAAGGAGTCGTTGAGTCTCACAGCGTAAGGGCGACACGTCGTCAGGCACTGGCGTCAAACCATGGAGCGGCTCTCATACCGTCCCTGTACCCCTCAGAGCGGGGTCTCCTAATGCCAGAAGCGTCACCCTCCGCCTCTCACCCTATGCCTCGGGGTGAAGACGGCGACATGACGACACCACCTCCATGGGACGCACCCCTCGCCGCAAGGCGGGGGGTGTTCTCATTCACAGACCGAAACGACGGAACAGATCAGCCCTCTCCGGAAGCCACCGAAACAAGTGACCCGTCAGATACGCCCAGAACAACACCAAGCCAGGACGCCCCAACCGCCGAAGCGACATCCGATGGAACGACGCCGACATCGTCGGCTGCCCAACCCGGATCGCAACCAGATCGTAGATGGCGATGTAGACAGCCAACCCACCCCAAGCCAACAAGCCCACATCGACAGGGGCGGGACTCTTACCTTGCGTCATGCGTGCGAAGAGGATGGCCCGGAGGGAGCAGCTGACGTTTCTTCCCGGCTTTCGTACCGGCAACAGTTTCGACTTCACCGGTTTGCGGGTTGACCCGAGTGCGGCCACCACCGGAGCCGCCATTGCCTTTCCTGCTCTTACCCATGCCTCCCAGTATGACGCATCACATCAGGAGTCCCGTGGATCATCGATTGTCTCCATCGCCGCTGATCGTCCCAGCAGCTTGTCGAGCAGCTAGTTTCGACAAGTTGAATCGAGCGATGTCGTTGAGATCGACACCGAGTTGTTCGGCAAGTTGAGCGCAATACCAGAGAACATCACCGATCTCAGCGCAGATGCGGGTTTGTTGATCCTCATCGAAGACGCTGTTGTTGTCTCGGATCGTTTTCTTGACTTTCCCAGCGACCTCTCCAGCCTCGGACACCAAGCCAAGTGCCAGATAGTAGATGCCTTCGTTCCCTTTCGGGTAGTGGGCTGTTGTGTTTGACGCGCTTTGGTACACACTGAAGTCCATATTGATCCTTTTGACAGTCCCCAGACAGGGAGTTGAACCCTGAAAGCGGGTGTTTATAAGACACCCCGCCCCAACCGGGAGCACCCCTGGGGGCGGGTCTACTGTAGCCCAAATCTCCAGTTGAGGAAAACGCCTGCTTCATCAGACAAGCCCATTGACAGGGCGAGATGGGCGGCGTCAGGGTCATCCCAGTCGGTGGTGTCGTCAAGTAGTGCTCCGGTGAGTACCTCAACATATTCGTTGTTTCTGAGCGTTTCTGGGCCTTCTGAGTGAAGAAGTGTGCCCCAAATCAACGACTTTCGGGATTTAGCAGTAAATGGCAAGCCGCAGATGTGAAGTCCATCACCCCCATCTTCAACATGAACCACCGACACACACTCGGTCACCCGCCCCTTCTTGTCCTCCAAATACGCTTCAGCCAGATCCTTCCCTTTTGAGAACTCCGGATCGCTCGACATCCAGCCCTCCGCCAAAATACTGAACGCATCACACCCCCAACCTTTGCGCATCACAGCAGCAGCAGTCCCGATGCGCCACACCTTCTCCTCTTCATCAGTTGAATCCCCCCACGCTTCATCGAGCTGAGCAACAACCTTCAAATAGTCGCCCCTCCAGCCCATCACGTTGATTGACAGTTGCTCCCCGATCCCAAACTCGGACAACAAATGCTCTTTTGCTGATTTGCCGACAGCCACAGCCAGGGAAACCTTGGCAACAGAGTCCGGATAGATGCCTTCCACACGACGCACCATACCCTTTCAGATGGATTTACAGTGGACTTCCACTATCGAGTCCGTAGAAGTGACTAAGGTGTACCTCATGGTTGACAAGAACACCCCCAAGAAGAAGGCTGCTCCGAAGAAGGCAGCCGCCAAGAAGAAAGCCGCTCCAAAGAAAGTAGCCCCCAAGAAGGCTGAGTTCAAGGAGAACGCCAAAGATGGAGACGGCGATGGTCTCGTTCAGGACGGAACAATCCATGAACGCCCCTCCTCCAATGTGATTCGAACCAATGATGTGAAGAAGGCTTCGCTTCGAACACGTATGGCGAAGTGGTTCAAGCGCGGCTGAGAATCAAACGGATCTCGTCAGCTGACAGCAGCACAACCGCATAGGACAGGTTGAGAGTCCCGTCGTCGTCTTCTAACACAACATCAACAGCTTCTGGAGAAACTCCGAATGTCGATACCAACGCGGCTTTGATCACCGCGGCTTCTCGTTCGGACATCGCCACCTGATGTGCGAGTTGATCCAGAATTGAGGAATACTCATCGAATTGGTCGTTGTCAACCTGTTCATTGAGATTTTTTTGATGTTTTTCGGCGAGAACACAGCCCGTACACGCCATTTCTTCAGTTGAAGCAGCTCTTTTGCGTCGTTCAATGTGGCCGCAGTCAAGTCGATGCTCGTATTCAACTCGACCCCATGATCCCGTGCGGCTGATCTCAACAACGCGGCGTCGAGGAGCAGCTTTTCGACTTATTGGCTCGCCAGCCACGCTTTGCCTTCTCGAACAGCGTCCGCAAGTCCCGCTCCCCAAGGGAATGCGAGTTGGATCGCCCACTTCTTTCCCATCCATCCTGGCAGCTCATTGTTCCCTTCGATAAACGGGGGTAGTTCAGCTGCGAGTTGTTCAGCTGCTTGTTGGATGCGTTGTTGCTCAGCGATCCAGCTTTTGAGGAGGGGGGTGGGTTCTGTGTCCGGTAGCGAGTTTGCTATTTCGTTGGCGATCTCTTTCGGTGGGAACAGCATTTGTCCTTCCTCCGAGGTCGGATCTACACCGGCTTGCTCCATAGCCATCAGGTTGAACAGGACTTCCATAACTTCATTCATAGTGTCTACCTTAGTCAAAAAAGTTTGAGGGTAATGCTTGACACCGGATGTCGTTCTTCATATGTTGAGGTCATGACCTACTACCACACATCACATCCGCCGATTTACTACAAGATACGAACAGTTGTTCGTTGCGTCTTTTGGGGTTCCGTTGGTGCTGGCTTGATGGCCTTCGCCTCCTGGTTCTCCCAGTTGGATGACAAGCCTGCTTGTCCGATCACTCTGAACAGCGACTTCACATATGAGGCATCCCAGTCGTTTGAGGTTGCCTCGTGTGACCCCGGCAGGAATGTTGTTCTGGTGGATAACACCAGGTGGGAATGGGAAATCTAAAAAGTTTTCTTTCTGAGTTGTATTCTTACACCTAACGCATTACTATCTTTCCCATACCTACTATCAAAGGAATGGAATGACGCTCAACCAGAACGACATCAACAAAGAAGCAAAGAAACTCATCGACGAAGCACTTGCCGACTACTCCGGTGTGAACTTCGTAGAGGCAGGAGACATCACGAACCTTCTCCTTGACCTCCGACTTCTATTCGCCGAGGAGGTGACAACAGTTGGAAACACAGACGCTTGATTACGGCGGGTTCCTACGACTCGTCGCCGACATCCACGGACAACTCCGCCACGAGGTCGGCCCGGACATTCGATACGGACAAACACTCTTCAATGTCCTCACCAAGGTACGACCTGACATCGCAGAAGAACTGAGGGGAACGAAACTAGACCCCTTCCACAAGACGGGCGAACACATCCTGCCCGAAACATACAAGTTCATCCATGATCTCTGGTAGGTAGTAGGTACCCCAGAAAAGAAGAACCCCCCGTCGAACCCTTGCCGACGGGGGGTTTCTTCATCTCCGACAAGAGATCAGAACGGCTCCGAGTCCTCCAGAACCTGACTCGGACGACCCTTCGTCGGAACTCGACGAGCCTGACCGCCTTCGGCTGCCCGACGACTACGAACAATTGACTCCAAAGCCCTGGTCGAGATCGCAACATCATCGGCGACAAGTTCAACAACCGACCGGTTCTGGCCTTCCTTGTCCTGATAGGTACGCTGCTCCAAGCGGCCAGTCACAATGACTCGAATGCCCTTCTCCAGAACATTCGCCGCCTCCTCAGCAAGGTTTCGCCAAGCAACCACATTGAAAAACGAGGTTTTCTCCTGCTTTTCACCGGACTGATCCGTCCAATAGTGATTACAAGCGATACTGAACGACAACTTTGCCGCTCCAGTCGACGTGAACTTCAAATCGGGGTCCTGAGTGACATTCCCGGTAAGTGTGGTGGGACTAGCTGACATTATCTACGGATCCTCCGTGTTTCATGCCCCAACGGGACTGCTGGGGTCTGAGGGACAGACTAGCCGATGTTCCACCCCGGCAGCAACAGTTCTGGTAGATTTCTCAACATGGACGCAGACCTTGAAGCCGAGATTCGACTGTGGGCGATCACCAAAATCGCTGAAGTTCTCACAGATTTGGCTGACGACCCTGATGAAGACGAACCCATCGACCGGGAAGAACTATTTGACCAGTTGAAGTCCGTCGGCGAAATGATCTTTGATGCGTTGAACATCGAAATCTTGTCATCCGACGGGCGGCGGGCAACAGCCACATTCGGTGATGACTAACCGGAAATGCCCTGAATGCGACGGGGTATACGACCCCGATCATGAGGATCACATCACAGTAGAGGGTCGCCCGCTCCAGACCTGCCTTCGCCTCGAACAACCTGCTCGATCGCCTTCGATGCCGCCAGACCAGACTTCTCGATAGTGTCCTGAACGAACTCATCCCAAGCTTCGGTCATCTGAATCTTCGTCATAATGTCGTCGTCAAAAGTCCCGTGCTTCTCAAAGAGGTAGTTGTCGACTTCGTTTCGTTCGAGAACGATCAAGGATGCGAACTTCTCAACGTTGTCGACGGCGACCAGGAGATCGACGAGGGCCATGTCTCCGAACTTCTTGTGGAACTCTCGTACGAGACCGGCTGCTGCTTGTCGACGGAATACGGCTTCCGGGTCAATAGCCGCATACACCAAAGCGTTGATTTGTTCCGGTGTCAAAGCCTCATCGTCATCCATTATTGCCCCTAAACGACAAAGTGGGGTGGTTTCCCACCCCAACATTGTAGTTCAGTTTTGTTGTTCGGTCAGACGAGTGACAGTACCGCTTCCTGAGCGGTGATTTTGGTTCGTGTGACCCAACTGTTGTCATCCAAAGAGGCCATAGCCCGATCCTTCGGGTCGGCTTCCCGGTGATGATCCAGGTATTCGCCAATAGCGTTGTAGATCGCCCAACCGTTGTAGCCGAAACCACCAGCGTTCTTATCTGACGAGTAAATCGCTCGAATCAGCAAGTTCTGGTCATCTCGGTTCTTTTTCTGACGCTCGGTCTCACCCTTCTTCGCAGGGAACACCTTGTTGAGGACTGTGTCCAACTGGGGGGATGATGCCGGTACAGGCACACGGAGCATCTGCTCGGCCATCACCTTGAATGACTTCGCCCATTCCGTGGAAATGTGAAGAACTTCCTGAGCGTCATCAAATGCTGAGTCAATGTTCTTGGTGTGGCGTGCCACGAACACACGTTCGGCGTTGTGGAGACCCAGTCGGACTGTGTTGTTACACACCGCCCTGATGTCTGTGTTGGCGTAACGAACCGGCCATACGCCGTCGTGACCCGTGGACACAACGAGGTAACGGGCGATCCGGTCGTTCACGCCGGTCGGGTCAATGACGAGGGGGCCGAGATCAAGGGTCATGAAGAACCGCTTGCCATCTAGGAGCACACCGGCTGTGTCAACGACGGCATCTCCAGCGGATGCTCCGACGACGGCGAGAGCACGCTCGGCGACCTCCATGTTCTGTTTCACGGTGTATCGGGTTCCGACCGTTGCCAATCCGTCGAATGTTCCGTCGGTGTTGGCTCGGATGGTGGCCCGACTGTCGTCAATCAGGACGGGTGTGCCGTCGGGGTTGCGGAGAATGTTGCCGTCTTCATCGCAGGCGACGACCCGGACGATCCGGACCTCGTAGTCGGCTTCGGCGGCCTTCAGCATCTCCTCGGCGGTTGCCAACCCTTTCAGGGGTGTTCCTAGGCGATGCCAGGGAACTCCTCCGGTGGCGGCGTAGGCGAACTTGGCTGTGCCGTCGGCCTTTATTTCTAGTTCGTGACTCATGTGTCCTCCTTCAGAGGTCTAGTAGGTAAATCTATCGGAGCCGAGTGTACCCTCTCCTCTCCCCTAAATCAAACCAGAAAGTCAGAAAGATTTCTGAGAAAACAGTTGACATGGATACACAGGGTGGGTATGCTCCACTCATGGATCAAATCACCTCCATCAACAACGCCATCAGCGCGCAGGCAAACCGAGTGGATGCCATCCGTCGTGCCCTACAGCCCCTGCCTGGCAAACTTCACCAACTAGATGTCAACAACATCACACGCTCTGCATTTGAAGACAAATGCGGGAAAGCAGCGGTTGCCATCGAATCCGGAAAAGTCATCCCGGCACATCTCCTCCAGCAGACAGCCAACGTGATCGCACCCATCATTGAATGGACTGGCAAAATGAGCGAATACGGCAAAGGCGACCTCAAAGCCAACCCCGACGGGATGACAACCAGCATCCTCAGAAGCAAGCGCCTGGATAGATCGTCAGACAACTACTACGACAACATCTTCCACGCAATCTCAACAAACCTTGCCGAAACGGGACTGTTGAGCCACGATGTCACATTCATCAACAGCGACATCATCGACCTCCTGCTCCATGCGTCATCTTCCCTGGAGCCTGAAGCGATTCACTATGAAGACCTCATCGCACCCAGCGGGTTCTGCTACCTAGAGAAGCCGATCATTGTCGGTGACTACCATCCTGATACCGGCGAGTTCGACACTTCCATCACGTTTGGATGGCGAGCATTCGCTTGGTGTGTCACGGAAGGCGGCCTGAACTTCTACATCTACTCCGACTGGGGTTGCTACCGATACCTGTATCTTCCCAGCACCGAGGATCACGACCCCGTGGCCCCTTCGCTTCGACTGTCCGAGGTCGCTGCTTGGCGCGATGACGACATCTTCATCTGCGACGTACAGCGATGGGACCTTGACAAGCCGTGGAGTGCTTCACGTATGACTGCTGACGAACAGCAGGAGGCTCTAATTTTTTCGGGCAGTTCCGGTGTTGTTGTGAACCCGCACGTTGAACTGTTTCGCAAGTTCTTCTTGACCATGATGCGTTTCTGTTGGCAGGAACTTCTTGTATCGGAAAGAGCAACTGTGACCCGCCAGATTCGCCGTGCCGCCGTCCGAGACCTCGGCAAGGACTTCACGATGAACGTCCTTCGTTTGCGTCGCATCAAGAAGAAGAAGTCAGGCGAAGACGACGAACCCGGTGAAGGCCATCGGCTTGACCATCGAATCGTCGTCCGAGGGCATTGGGTGAACCAGTACTACTCAAGTCGTGGACCTTGCCTTCTGGAAGACGGCACCACGAACCCTGCCTCGCATCAACGCATCTGGAAAGATCCGTACGTGAAAGGTCCGGAAGACGCACCCTTCGTCCGCAAACATAAGATCAATGCCCTTGTCCGCTAGCGAACTAACTGGTCGTGCTAGGTTCCGTTCACCGCTCCACGGCGGTCCCCACCACGGCAAGAGCCTCCGGTTCATCCGGGGGCTTTTGCTTATAAGGCCATGACTACTCGCATCGTTCTTCCTCCCGAAAACGCTCGATCTACTTCGCTAAGTTCAACAGACTTCTCTCGAATCGCTCGGGCCATCAAAGTCGCTCGACTTTCTCGTCTTCGTGTACGGGTTGGAGCCGTTGTCGCATCTGGCAAGCATCTGAGCGGGGCTTGTAACCGTGAACGCAACGACCCTCGATTCGGCTACCTAGATGCGTCGGTCCATGCGGAGATCGGTGCGTTGCGGCGGATGAGTTCAGCTGCTGGTGGGACGATCTATGTGGCTCGACTTGGGAAGAATGGTCGACTGCTGTCCTCCTTTCCGTGTCCTCGTTGTGTACCAGCCCTGGTGTCCCATCGGATTCGGAGGATTGTTTGGTGGGATGGCTCTCGGTGGGTTTCCACTAAAATCTCACAAATCCAATAGTGCTTTGACCTGGTGTTTTATTGTGTTAGGCGGCTACTGGCTTGCCCTTTTGTAACACAATGGTAAACTAGATACACCTCAAAAGCGGTGGGGACCGCAGCTTGGAGATACCCATGTACATCAAAGGCTTATTTGCGTTCATACTTACAGCCACCGGCATCGTCGGTGCGGGCAAAGTCGCAACCGAGGTTGTTGACACCGTCGGCCCAAAGGTATCCGTGGAATCAGTTGTTCGACGGGTTGATCCGCCCGCAGCACCGGTTCGACAGGAGCAGCCGCCCGCATCAACATCGACAACGACAACGACCACTCTCCCCGATCTGTCACATGTTGACTTCACGGGACTGCTGGCCCTAGAAGCTCAGGCTGCGTCGCTTGAGCCGCGGATCGAATACGGCAAGTGCGGCGAATGGCGGGAGTTGGCCCTCATGGTGGGTTGGCCCGTCGAAGAATGGCCGACTTTGTCCCATGTTCTGTATCGAGAAAGTCGATGCTCTGTTGGCAGCCATAATCGAACCGATCCGATGTCGGGCAGCCGTGGGCTTCTTCAGATCAACGGGTTCTGGTGTCGACCGTCCCGCTACAGTCCCGCAGGGTGGCTTCAGGAGCGGGGTATCTTGTCGAACTGCGATGACCTGTACGATCCGGTGATCAACCTCCGGGCTGGGCTTGCTATCTGGCTCTATGGCGAGGACAAGCACGGGTGCGGTTGGCGTGGCCCGTGGGCGACACCCTGCGACAAGTACACAAAGATTCAGCCACATCCCTGACGGACTGTTCCGTAGATAGCGAAGAACCCCACCGAAGGGGGAGTACGGTGGGGTTCTTCTGTTTGTGAGGTTCAGCCGTTCGCTACAGCGTGGCTGGCTTCATCGCTCGGGAATGGCCCCTCGCTCGGCTCGCCTCACGCTCTAGTTACTCACCTCTTTTATTCGTCGACTAAACAGGTCGACGGCCTCACAAATCTTGTGAGATTTTGTTTGCTAGCCAGATGACGACGTTGGCGAACAGTAGTCCGCTGGCGGCTCCGATCAGCATAGCGAGTGTTGTGTTCATGGTTTCACCTCCCAAGTTCTCCATGATCGTCCCCATCGGGGGCTTGTCGTTCGCAAGTATGCCGCCCAGACCGGATGCTTTTCGTACAGCATCTCGGGCAGGATGACATGAACCCACTTATCAAGTGTTCTGACGAAGCGGCACGGTGAACCGAACCAGAATCGACTGGTCGGCTTGCTCTGTCCCACGGTGAATGCCTGGACGAATGCCCAGTCAATGTCCCACGGGTCAATGCCTATGGTGTCAGCCAATTTCCTCACGACTAAGATAGTACCCAGGTGTGATCGTAATGTCAACTTTCTAAATGTGACATTTTTCACCGCCTACCGTGTTGACATTGCTGTTCGGCTATGCCTACAATGTAGACATGACAACGGAACATTGGACAGACACACTCAACTACGATGACAAAGTCAGGGTCACCTGCTACCAGTGCTACCAGGACTACACGGTCACCGTCAGCCAGTACGAAGACAACTACCGCAAGTACGGCAACCGGTTCTACTGCTCCAGCACTTGTATCATGGGCGACTTCTACTAACCAGGGGGCAACCCCTGGTTACAGTCGATCCATAAACAAATCAAACACATCCTGACCCGACCCATCGGTCGGCATCTCACCCTCAATAGCGGCCGTGACAACACCACGCTTTCTCTCAATGATGTTGTAAATCTGTTCGTCAATAGTCTCGGCACACAACAAGTAAGTCGCCGTCACCGAACCCTTCTGACCCAACCGATGACACCGTGAATAAGTCTGATCGACATCGGACGGGGTCCACGGAAGCTCCACGAACAACACATCCTCAGCAGCCGTCAAAGTATGCCCAGTCTTCGCCGCTTGGATTGACAAAACCATCGCAGGCGCATCTTCGACCGGTTCATTCTGGAAACGGGACTTCTGAGCCTCCACATCCGACACATCCATGCCACCTTGGATCTTCAGATTTCCGTACTTTGATGCGAGATCATCGACGATCTCTCGGTGATGAGCGGCGATAACAACCTTCTTCCCCGCCTCCAAATGCGACTCAACCCACTCGGTGACCGCAGGCATCTTTGCCCTGGCAGCCAACTTGCGAAGAACACCGATGCGAACAAGGTGCTCATTCCTTTCCGCCCGCATCTTTGCCCGAACAGCAGCAGACTTCGGTGACTCGCCCAGTTCGATGGCGATCTCCGCGGCTCGTTCCGCCAAATACTTCACGATGTCGTCTTCAGCCTTCCGGTACTCCTTCATCCCCGCAGAAGTCCCGTCAACAATCACTTTGGCGTGTCGAACGGGCGGCAGTTCCTCCAAAACTTGCTCCTTTGTTCGACGGATGTAGCAGTTGCCGCGGAGTCGATCATTGAGTTCGTCTAGATTTGAGTGGCCGCTGATGTTCCATTGACCGAATCGATCCCTGAACGCTGCGCAATACCGTCGATAAAACCCCCATTTTCCTCCAAATTCACCCAATTTGCCCAAAATGTCCAGCTGCGGTGCGTACTCAGCTGGTCGATTCGTTACCGGTGTACCGGTGAGACAGAGAACAATGCTCTCCTTGGCTGCTGAGCGAGACATCTTGATGGCTGCTTTGGTTCGCTGCGCATCGGGGCTTTTACAGTAGTGGGACTCGTCGAAGATGTACGACCTGAAGCCGCGGAGCTGGTTCTCCCATGCTTTGATGTTTGAGTAGCCGACAACAAGGACATCAAAGCCTCCCTCTGGGAAGTCCTTTCGGTTCTTCACGGTGGCAACTTTGCGGTGCGGCAACCACTTTTCGTACTCTTTCGCCCAGTTCAGCACCAAAGTTGGGGGGCAAACCACTACGGCAGGGTACGGATCAGCATTTTCACCAAATTTGTCTAAATTCGACTTGACAAATTCCAGCGTCGCAATAGCCTGCAGCGTCTTCCCCAAACCCATGTCATCGGCAATGAAGCATCGACGAGCAGCTGAAGCGTACTGAACGCCCGCTTTCTGGTAGCCGAGCAGCGGGACTCCCGAGACTTCGATGTCCGGTGCGTCGGTTTTGCGGCTGGATTCGACAAGAGCAGCTGTTTTTTGTTGGTTTTCCTTGACAAGCTGACGTGTTTCTGCTGCTATGGGCAGCCCGAATTGATCCGCCCAGTTGACAGCTTCGCCCAAACTGGAGATCGGCGCGACCCAAGCCATCGACTTTTTGTCCCAAGTGACCGCCGGTATCGACTTCACGGCCCGAACCATCACCGGATCCCAGCTGAACTCCAGTTGGATGGTAGCCCCGCCCGGTTTGATGGTTAGTCCTTTGCGTTCTTCGGGGATGTCGAACTCAATGCGGGCTATCTCTGGCTGGATCCACCAATTCAGCTGGAGTGCGAGTTGCTGCGCCGCTTTACATTGTTTGAAGGGGATACGCCAGACTTTGGCCGATGGATCCCACTTTGCTCCCCGTATCTCTTTGATAGCGGTCACGGTGTCTTTGTCGTAGTCGAAGGTAGCGACGAGTGTGTCGTCGCCGAGTAGTAGTTGTCCGTTCATGCCGGTCAGTCTACCCCGAAAAAAAATCTCAAAAATCTCCCCCGGTGAGTTGACATGGCTAGTTTTATGCGATACCTTTATGTATGTCAACGGGAACGAGAGTTCCCCCGTCAATAGGGAGGTTCAATGTCAAAGACAAAGAACAAGTCCGAAGCGTGGGTATGCGTGGACTGCTACTTCGCTCACCACTACGGCGTGGATAGTGTGGAGAACCCGGATCCCCGGTGGAATTCCGCAGCATTCACCGAGTCAATGACTAAGGGTGAATACACCGACTGGTCATGCCCGGATCACAACTACACCGAGTCTTGGTGCTACGAGTGCGATAGCGATGACGATGGAACGACAACGTTCTCTAAGTCGTCTTGCGATACTTGCCACTCCATCATCGCCGGTAGTCGTCACCGGCTTTGCTACTGGAACTAATCAGTTACGGGGGGTTACCTACGGGTGACCCCCCGTGCTACACCCCTACACTAAGGTCGAACTATGACAACTAAATCAGTAAAGAACTCACCTACATTCTTATCAACCGGTGAACAAGTCAACGCTCCGAAGGCTACCGCTATCACTTACCGTGACCGTGGAGTTCGCACACTTGACGACATCACACTCAACCGGGCAAGGTTCGTCGCCCACTTCATCAACGACAACTGTCAATGCCGTGACTGCTCCCGTCGACGAGAACTACTGACCGACTTACTACTGTAAACTCCACGGAATGGCCCGAGTATCGCCGTTCCGACTACTACTACCCCGAAGAACGAGTCGTGCTACGCAAGTGGCACGACTCTCTCTTTGTAACGACTGCCCCCACTACGCCCCAACAAGTCAACGTTGCGGAGTGTGCGGGTGCTTTATGAAACTCAAAGTGTCGATCCCCGAAGCCGAGTGTCCTATTGGCAAGTGGGGGGAAGCCGAGTCGCTCAGAACAACTGGCCGTTTTCGTATTGCGGCACTCTTCGACTCTCAAAGCAAATCCGATGAGCGTACTGACGGAGATCAACGGGACTGATGATCCGGGCGGGCCGCCCGTTCTTGCCGTTTTCGGCCCAGCAGCTGATTTTTCGAACTACTCCAGCTGAGTCGATTCGAAGCTGCTCGCCGCAGATCTCACATTTTGCGTACACATCGACAGGGTATCAGGAGTCCCGTGTGAAGTTGCCGCTACTTCTCACGGTGGTGGAAGACAAAGCTGCTGCCGACATTTTTGTGGTGTGCGGGGTTTTTGACGGGTTGTCGTTGTGTTGTCGACGAGCTGGTGCTGCGGGTTGTCGATGAGCTCGTTCTTTTCTTCGGGTTGCGGGGGTAGTGCCGAGAGTGAGGGGTTCGGGAATAGCAAAACCCCCTCCGCTGGGGAGGGGGTCGTCGCTAGGGGGTGGGGGAGGTGATTAGGGGAGGTCAACCCCGACGATGATCGCGTAGTAGGTGGCGATTAGTCGGCGGTCGGCGGTGTGGCTGTCCTCGCCCATCAGCATTTTGAGGGCGTGTCGAATAAAGCGGTAGGGGGGAACCGGCAGGTCTCGCCCTCTCGCTCTGAATTCGTCCATCTGGGCGAGGATGTTAGTGGCAAGGTCGGCAGCCAGGTCTAGGCACTCCTGGGCGGTGGCCTCGCTGGTGCTTTCGGCGTGTCGCTTTTCGGCCTCCGCTAGTTTTGCGAATACCGGCGGTTCGCCGTTTACTTTGATTTCCATAGGAACCTCCTTAGGTTCGATTAGTAGGTACAAGGGAGAGTGTAACCCCTCCCCCGTACCGTGTCAACTTTTTCGGTTAGATTTTTCTGATTTCTTTGTGGCGATCATCCCGGACATAGGAACGATCACCCCCACGACCGACGAGGTCATCCGTACCGTCTCATGGATGCCTGGTATGCCTCTTCGCCCACCTGATCGCAATAGATGCCGAAGTTCCGGTATTCGTTCACGATGCGGCCCTTATTGTCGCCCTTCGTGATGATCCGGTTCTGGCTCACAATGTAGGTGTCATCCCAATTTAGGACGATGTCGACACACCGACCGGTTCCGCACGGCAGGCGCAACCCGACGGTCTCGTCGTTCTCGTCGTAGATGGCGAACGCTTGCCCGCCCGAAATGGCATAGATGGTCATCTTGCCGATTTGCTGCGCGATGACATTCGGATCACACGGGCGACCCTCTGCCTTCTCGCTCATCAATTTGATCTTGCTAATACTTGCGGTCATCGTTTCCCTTTCGTTCGATGTGTACGAGGTGTGTATGGATGTGTACGAGGTGTGTATGGGGGAGCCGTCCGGTTTCCCTTGCCCGGCTCCCCCCGCCATAATGGCGGCGGTGTTTCCATAACCTCCTCCTTCCTTCCTAACTACTAGAGATCGTACTGACTAAATTTATCCATGTCAACCTCAAAGGTGGATTTTTTCAGAAATCTTTTTTTTTAGATTTATTCGATCACAGGTTGCTTTTGCTACACCTATCGGTTAGAGTCATCCATACCTACTACAGAAAAGGAGAAAGCAATGACCGCCACCTGCCAAGAATGCGGCCAGACATTTGATCTTCTGAACGAAGAAGAGGCCAACGAATTCCATTACGGTCACGACTGCGAGGAGGAGCAATGACCACTAACTACCGACACCTCGTCAATACGGGGTACATCGACAGGGCCGATGCCGTAGCGATGATGTACCCCGAACGGGCCAAAGCACTACATCCCATCCCCTACCCGTGGGAGGACTGGTGTCAGGCCACCGACAAAGAGGCCGACACCGACTGCCGCCTCGTTACCGGCAAAGGGCAGCACTACTGCTACCCCTGCTGGCTAAAGAACGTCTAGCCAACAGCTAGCAAAGCGTTCCTTGCCTGTCCCCCACTAGCAAGGACAAGGAAGAACCCGTCGACCGAAAGGTTGGCGGGTTCTTCCTTTACCCCCATCGACCGGGAAAATCGCTAGTAAGGCAAAGTGAAACAAAATAGGGGTAAGGCACAGTTGGAAGCCCCGCCCGATCCCAGCTGCGAACCAACGCCGGGGCTTGCGACACGGGCCGAGGAGCGGCGACGGGAGGATCGGGGCTTGCGAGACGACCGCTACTTGCGACGGTGGCGGAAGAGCTCGTGCCGCTTGGGTCGACACGCGAAGAAGACCCACCCCGTCATCGTTCCCCTCGGTAGGGACGACAGGGCAGGTCTTCTTCGCTGCTATTTCTAGCAGATCAAGTCAGTACCAGCAAACGAGGCCGTCACACTCTGTAGCGGCCCACCTCATGTACCACTCGGCGTACACAAGGCTTTCGTAATGATCTTCGTCGGAGACGGTCCGTCGGACTTCAGCGACAAGATCAGCGAGTCGAATACATGACTCCGGGGACTTCTCAGTTCCGTCTTCGTTGTCTCCGTAAAACGACTCGTCGTCTCCCACCGTGGAAGCGTCGGTGTATTCACGCAGTAGCGTGTTTCCGTACTTGCCGCGATACCAGCACGGACAGCCAAACATTCCGTACGCCTGTCGTCCGGGAGGATTTGCGTTCTTCCACGGACAGCCACCGGCATCCATTGTGATCTGGCAGTCGATGACGAGGTCGGGAGTGCCATCCTCGTTGTAGATGTCGTTGCCGTCGTTGTCGCGGCGACAGACCTTCACCGCCGTTCCTTTCGTGAGGCAAGGGTAGGTCTTGGGATAGTTGTCAAGTCCCATAAGGGTTCCTTTCTTTAGTTAGTGCCGGTTTCGGCAGGTTTCGCAGGGTTCGGTTTGGCCATAATCCTCAAGGAATTTGATCCATTCGGTGAGGTCAGCCTTCGTCATTCGATGCCAGGTGTCGCAGGCTCCGTAGAGAACACGAGCCTTCGGGTTCGCTTCCAGTTCGGCGGTTGCCGAGTATCCAATGTGCTTGCCGCACGATACTTGTCCACCGTTGCTTGTCCAGTATGTAGTTGCCATGTCTGTAACTCCCTTCCGTGTTGACATGAGTTGAGTGTACCACTTTCACAGGGTATGTCAACGCCAGATCAAAGATTTCTCATAAATCTTTCTGACACACGAATCGACGATCAAACCCATCCCAACGAACTCGTAAAGCTCCTGGTCAGAGGCTTATTTCAGAAATTTCTAAATTTCTTTGCTTTTGAGGTTGACATGGGTTTGACCATCCCCTAGATTTGTCTATGTCAACAACGACAGGTTCCGGAAGGAGAACAACATGAAGAACCTCACGCAAGTCACCATCAACCTCATCAAGGCTCGCGAAGCCCTGGAGGCCGCCAAGCAAGCCGAAGCAGTCGCACAGGCCGAACTCAAGGAAGCCTACGCACAGAAGGGCATCACCTTCAATGTCGTCGACGGCCTCAAGGTTGCCCTGGAGCGCAAGGCTCGCAAGAACTACGACACCGAGGCTCTGTTCGGAATGGTGTCGGCAGAAGTGTTTGAGGCAGTCACCAAGACAGCCATTGACGGAACGCTCCTCAAGAGTGCCGTCAAGATGGGTCTCGTCACAAACGAGGTTGCCAACGCCGTTACACAGGCCACCGAGTACGAATCGGTGCGAGTCACCGATGTCGCCACCGGCAAGGCAGAAACAGCAACCGACAGCGACAGCGTCGCCGTCTGATAAATGTTGGCGGTGAGGTTGCGTACCTAGTAACCTCACCGCTACACTTCAACACACCTACTACAAATGGAAGGAACAGCAATGACAACATCAACCGCAAACCTCACAGGATGCTGGAAGGACTTCGCCGACGCTCTCGCAGCAGGCATCGACCGCATCATTCTCTTCGGCCCTCCTGGGACTGGCAAGACCTACGCAGGACTCCACTACGGAAACATCAGCGCAGGCGCACACCGACTGATCTGCTCGGAAGACATGACCAACGCAGATGTCACCGGACACTACAAGCCGAACGGTGACGCTTGGAAGTGGAACACCGGAGCCGTCATCAAGGCATGGGAAGGCGACGGCATCAACGGCGGTCGCGTCGTCGCAGACGAAATCGACAAGGCTGGAGGCGATGTTCAGTCAACGCTCCTCGCCATGTTTGACACCGTGGAAAGCGCATCATGGGAAAACCCTGAGAATGGTCGCATCGTCCGTCCCCGTCCTGGCTTCTCGGTCGTCATGACCACGAACCTGGAACAGATGGAAGACCTTCCCACCGCACTCAAGGATCGCTTCCCGGTCGCCATTCGCATCAACGAACCGCACCCCGACGCTCTCCTCACACTTCCCGAAGATTTGCGTGAGGCCGCACGAAAGAGTGCCGATGCCGACATGGCTCGTCGCTTCTCCATTCGTGCGTTCCAGTCGTTCGCCAAGTTGCGCGAAAGCATGGAAATCGAACGAGCATCAAAGATGATCTTCGGTCGTCAAGCCGAAGCGATCATGGACGCTCTCAAAGTGGAGGCGATCTAACATGACGAACACTACGGAAGGCAAGGCGAGACCTATCAAGGTCTCGCCCATGCCTGAATTCTTATCTCGCAAAGATCATCGTGGAACCGCATGGACGATCACCGAAGGACCCTCCGCACGAGGTGAAGCATCGACTGACATCCAACGATCAAGGATGCGTGTTCCTATGGGAAACGATGCCACGAGTCGTGTCATTCGCGCACACGAGATGGTTCACGCCAAAGTGTCACCGTTGGAAGTTCCGAACGATAATCGTTACGGCGCTTCTCCCGAGTCACTTATTTGCGCCGAAGAGTTTCGTGTCAACACTCTTGTTGCGCGAGCAGGTTTTGACACCAACGAACTCGTGGACGGATCCGAAACTAAGTCTGGTGAAATCGCTGGACAGAACAACGAATGGAACGGTGCTATTCGCACACTCACGGCCTATGCCGGTGGCAAGGCCGCATCAGCGTTCCTTCGTGGTGTGAAGAAAACAAATCCCGAGATGGAAGCATCGCTTCGCGAGTTTCAGAAACTTCTCAAGAAAAAGATGAGAAACTTAGCGAAGCATCGCAAGTTCTCCGACACGACTCCTCGCACCATAGTTCTCCCCGATGGAAGCAACTACGACTATCCCGTAGGTTTTGAGTCGTCTATTCGACTCGCTCGTTTCGTTGACTCGTATCTCATCAGCGAGAACGAAAACGGTGAGGACGGACTTCCGCAGGAAATCCCGGACCCCGAGGAAATCAGAGACACGAGTGGCAAGCGTGGACAGTTCGCCAAACTCGTTCTCAAAGATTTGCCGAAGCCGCGCACGGTGAATGGCAACCTCGGTCGCAAGCGACTAGCAACAGATGTTGGTCGTCATCCTCGCCGTATCAACAGAATGTTGACAGACCCCGAGCGTCGTGTGTTCGACAAGTGGAGCAAGGCAAGTGGTGGCGTAGTCGTCATTGACCAGTCTGGCTCCATGTCATTGTCACACGAAGACATCATGAACATCATTGAGTCGGCTCCCGGATGTCTCATCATTGGATACTCACACACTCCTGGCACAGAAGATCATCCGAACGCATGGGTGCTAGCGGATCGTGGCAAGGTCGTCGCAGACATGAAAGATGTTCCCCGAAACATGGGTAACGGTGTTGACGGACCGGTACTACGCTACGCAGCGAACCGTCGCAAGAAGGGCGAAGCGTTTGTCTGGGTGTGCGACGGAGTTGTCACGGACGGAGCATCGGATTCGATGTTCACAAATCTGGACATTGAGTGTGTGAAACTCGTGAAGCAACACGGTATTCACATGGTGAACGATGTTGAGGAAGCCGTGAAGCAGTTGCGGAAGGCCGCGAGTGGTCAACGCCTTCACACGAAACTCAATGGTGCTCTCGCCAGGTACGCAACACGGATCATTTCCTAACAGGTTTGGGGGGCGGTAATCCTTCCTTCCATCCTTCCACCGTCCCCTCCAGAAGGGCCGTCGCTCTAACGAGTGGCGGCCCTTCTTTTGTATGTCACTTCTTCTGTAATCGACTGACGGCGATCAGCATTGAGGTCGTCATCAGTACCGCGAATGAGATACCGACACACTCCCGATAAGAGATGAGGTCGGTACGACCGGCGATCACCGTGCCAAGCCATAGGAAGAAAGCAAGGAAGGATGTCACCACGGCGACACCGAGCGGGATGGATAGCACAGTTGCCAACGGCGACGGCGACTTGTCAGGTCGCTCTCTGGGAAGTCTGGGCATTTGCTTCGTGTTCACACCTTCTCCTTATCTGGGCGTGTTGTCATGCTAGCGGAAGTCATTGGCTGGAGTTAGCAAAGACCCGCCGTCAACATACATTGATGAGATCGACGGCAGTACGGCAGCGGGGATCGACGAGATCGACGACAGCAGCGGAGATCGACAGCAGCCAAGCTCGCAGCCACCCCGGACCCGGAAGTCCCGACCCAATGCGAACACCTGTTCGGGTGGCGGGGCTTGCGCCGAGCAAGCTGGCAAGGTGCTTGAGATGCGGGGCTGTCAGGTTGCCCCTACTTGCGACGGTGGTGGAAGATGTCGAATAAAAGAGCTCCCCGCCAGCGGAAAGGAAACGCCGACGGGGAGCTCGTGCTGCCACGGGCGTACCCCTTGCGGGGTAGGAGGCGACCTGGCGCACCCCACAAGGCTAGCAGTTGGCTGCTGGTCGTGTGGGAGTATGTGAAAGTCACCGACCTCGTCCGTGTGGATCGAAGCCGGTGACTTTCGTTGGATTTATTTGACTGTGTAGTTGGGGAGTCCGAAGAGGAAGCCAGGACCGTTACCCTCGGGGTCTTGGGAGATTTCCAGAGGGAACTGGTTTCCTTGCTGATCTACTGCGATCAGGGTTGTCCACACATCGTCGGTGTATTCATCAACTTTGTGTTCGACGGCGACGATGGTCAGTCCTACGGCTGAGGCGTAGTACCCCTCAGCGTATTTGAGTTCCATTTCCGTCCTCTTGTTCATGATCATTTTGTCACCAACCATTCGGCTCTCGGCATGAGGCTTCCAAGGAAGTCTTCTAGGGCTTCGTCGGTTCCGCATCCAGAACAGATTTCGGTTTTGTTGTCTGTTCGACTGATCGCTCCAGGGTATGCCCCCCGATCTAGGTCGTTAGGGATGCCACCGCCGCAACGGGGGCAGGTATGGGGTCTCATTGTCTGTTTCCTTTCATGAAATCGGTAATGGTGTTGTAGCCCACGGGGAGAAGGTCAAAGGTGTCTTCCCCGATGATGAGTCCGAGGGTTGATCCGTTGTCCCATTGGACATGAACTGTGTGTAGGTCGTCGATCTTGGTGATCGTGCCGTGGTCGCCCTTTTTGAGGGTGGTGTACGGGTCGCCGGTTTCGACCAGGTGTACCCGTCTGCCTTCTAGTCCCTCCCAGGGTTTTACTGTTTTCATGCCGTTCTCCTTTCGTGTGGCTACATGGGATTGTACGGATTTACCTGACCGCTATCAACTTATGGGGCTGTGGCGTTTGTCACAAAAAATCCCCTCACAAAGGTTGGACTTCGCTCCGTTAGGTGTGTATCTTCACAGGTGTCAGATAAATCTGACCATTAGCAAGGAGGTAATAAATGGACGATGTCATGATCGACCGCCTCAGCGAAATCGCTGAGGAACACAACCTAGAAGAAGCCGCATTCGTTGGCTTCTGCGATAACCAGCACATCACCGCCGACGAAGCCGAGGACGCCGTGAAGGACTTTGAGGATGCCTACATCGGTGAGTTCTCATCGGAAGAGGCATTCGCCGAATACTGGGTCATGGACGAAATGGGTGCGACTGTTGAGAGCATCGTTCTCCGTCACATCGACTGGTCGGACGTGTGGCATTGCGAACTGCGCCACGACTTCTATGAAGTTGATGGTCACTACTTCCGAAACATCTGACTTTTCGGATGGAGAGGATCACACCCTGATCCTCTCCATCCGTTGTCAGGAAGTAACGCCGCACAGGTTGTTACTAAGGTCTCACACAGATAAAGTCACAGGTGTAACGAAAGGAACCTACTATGAACGACACCTACAGAGTAATCAGAGTTGATGGACACACCATCGACGTCGCAACCAAAGCAGAAGCAATAACAACCGCCTACGACACCTTCATCAACAGCGGACTCGGAAGCGAAATCTGGGTCATCAAAGACAACATCGACACACTCGTCACCTGGTTGCCTTTTACAACCGTGACAGCCTGAAAGGAACAAACATGAAAAGCGCACTTTACGAAAAGACACGAGAAGCCCTCAAAGGCGGAAAGATCATCGGAGATGGTCACACCATCTACAGCCCGACCTTCTACGCCCCCTACTTCACCGAAGCAGAGTTGGAGGAAGCCGGTCTCGTCCGTCGATACACATCGGACACCTCATCAAGCAAGTCCACTATCTACGACCCCGAGAAAGGTGAACCCGTTGATTATGTGGACGGTGTTTACAACCTGACTTTCCTGACTTGGCTTGCCGCCGAACTCGGAGTCACCGACTACCGAGAGTGCTTCGGGCGAGGCTCGCAGGCTCAGGTGATCGTCTCAGCGATCATGGAAGTAATGGACTTCTAATAAATCTGAAATAAGAGTTGCGACTGTTATGAAATGTCGCTACGATCAAACCCAGTAACCACTAAGGCATACAAGGAGGAAGAAATGCCGAACCATTGCTACAACACCACAGAGTTCCGTGGACCCAAAGAAGAAATCGACCAGATCATCCACATCATCCAGGGTGGCGACCGGCGACCCGAACTCCACGAACAGGAAACCGACACAGAGAAGTTCGGTCTGAAGAACCTCGTCCCCATGCCCGCAGACTTGGCAACCACCGTCTCGGGAAGTACCTCACTCCCTGATTGGTACATGACGGCTCTTGCTTCTGGCGAAATCACCCAAGAGGAGTTCGACAAAGCAGAAGCCACCATGAAAGAGCGACGAGACAAGTACGCCACCAACCAAGAAAAGTACGGATACACGAACTGGTACGACTGGGCGTGCGCCGAAGAAAACTGGGGAACCAAGTGGGGCGACTACGACCACTTCTGCGACTCAGGCGACGAAGCCATTGAGATAACCGGCGGCTGGTACATCTCCTACTCCTACAACACAGCATGGGGACCTTTCTCCGATACTTTCTGGACAAAGGTGTCACTCATGTTCCCGAACACGATCATCTCAACTTCCTACGAAGAGTCAGGTATGTGTTTCATGGGGGCTATCGCAGTCAAGAACGGCGAAATCGTCACCACCTACCAAGAGAACTTCTTTCCCGATTTCCCCGACAGCGACGGTGAGAACTTCGACGAACTCTATTGCGAGTACCTGGAAAAAGTAACCGAACGCCGTGAAGGACTTTCCGACATGGTATTTGAGCAACTCATAGATCAACTCAACACAAGAAAGGCAGGTATCTGAAATGGGATACTACGTACACACAGAAGGAAGCAACTTCCACATCAAGAAGGAAAACTTCGATGCCGCATTTGAGCGTGCTTGCGAACTCAACAAACACGATGAACTGAAGAGTGGTGGCACAATCGGAGGTGACGGCGTGCGAGCACGCTGGTTCTCTTGGGTTGCCGAAGACTACGACAAGACTTGTACGACACTCGCACAAGTATTCGATCAGTTCCGACTGGAACCCGTGTATTACAACGGCGACATCGTGGAGATCACATTTGACTCCAAGATCGGTGACGAGGACTTGCTTCTCGCATACATCGCACCTTTCGTAGAGGACGGCTCCTACATTGAGTGGCGAGGAGAAGAGGGTGAGCGTTGGCGACACATCTTCCAGAATGGCGTGATGAAAACATCACACGCCGTTATCACTTTCCCCGAACCCGAGGAGTTCTCTAAGGTTGATTATCGGATAGTGGACGGAAAGGTCGTCCCCTATGTCATCAACTACAACCCCGAGACTCAGACTTTCCGAAGCAGCATGGTGGATAGGTGACGTCCATGACTGGCGAACTGTTCACCGACACCTACGAGGACGGTGCGCCTCGCCTCTCATGGGGCGAGCTGGCACTACTCACTCACACCAAGCAAGTCGAACTGTTCGGCTTCTGCGGGTGCGAGGACAACCAAGCATGGTACGACGACTGTCCGAAAGGGGATAACTGATGACGGTGGTGGAAGACCGCTAAATAGTTAGAAACTTTCCAACTGAGGTTGCCATTTGCGTAGCCGCACCATAAAATGACCTTTCTCCTACTACCGAAAGGAAACACAATGATTACTGCCACATCCATCTACGACCGCTTCATCCGAGAAGCCCACGAACTCGCCATCAGCCTGACC